CTCTAGCTAAGGACCGGCGGCGCGATGGCCGAAAACGTGGTTAGCCTACGAGACTTTGCGGCCCGAAATTTTCGCGACCTCTCGCATAATGTTGACGGTGGCAATCTTGGCGTCAATCCGGAGACCACTCCACAGGTCAAGAAACTGCTGCTCCAAAAGCTCATCTTTGATCTCGGCGCCGAGCTGGGGATCTACATCAGAGGCTCCCCGTACAGCGACCAATAGGGGCTTGGGCTGCTTGGCTGGGGGCTTGAGGGGCGCAGGATCAATGCCGTAGCGCTCCTTCAGCAATTCTCGGTCGCGCTCGTCCAGCCATTCTGGCACGCCGTTCTTTATATACTGCTGGATATAGGCGTCGTTCCGACCGAGCACGCGCGAGACGTGCTTCATGTAGTGACGCCCTCTTTCCAGGGCCTCTTTCAAGTATCTGCGGGCTTCATTCATCTCGCTCATACCCGCAGTATACGTTGCTGAAATAGGTTTCATCCAATACGTTTTTTCCTATTGCCGGATAGGGTCAGCCCTATTATGGTCGGCTACATGGAAGCACAGCCGACCCCAGACCCAATACTCGCTGACATCGAGCGTTTTCTGAGCGCGACCGGCATGACGCCGACCGCTTTTGGCTCGGGCGCTCTAAATGACCCCGCTTTCGTCCACCAGCTTCGAAAGGGCCGCGAGTGCAAGCGGGCCACGAGGGCCAAGGTGAGAGCTTTCATTGAAGCTGCCCGGTCGGACGCCGCCGCATGACCGCCTTCTGCACCTTCATCATCGGCCTCGCCTTCGCCGGCTGCCTCGACGCCGCTGTCCACTGGCTCGACGCGCGGTGGACGCAGCGGGCGCTTGACGACCTCGACCGAGCGGTGGCGGCGGATGAGGCGGAAAGGGAGCGGGGGTGATGTGGAACCTCGGCCCCAACGATTCCGGTCTGATGATCATCGCAGTGCTGCTGATGGGCCTGGGCGCCATCCTCTTCGCGGCTGCCGAGCTTGTGCTCCGGTGGCTGTTCTGGTAATGTATCCGCTCCGTAAACGAAGCGGCTTTTCCCTGCCGCAGTCATGCGGCGAGAACTTCGGGGGACATTACTCTCCCCTGACTTGCTCGTCCGCGTGTGCGGATGTTGCAAGCCGCGTTGATGTCAGCATTGGCCGTGTGGCCGCAACTGATGCACTTGAAGGTGGCTTGGTCTGGGCGGTTTCGCTTGTCGATGCAGCCACACGCCCGGCACTCTCGGGATGTGTTGCGCGGATCGACGAACACGACCGGCACGCCCGCACGCTTCGCTTTGTAGGCAACGAAGCTGCCGAGTTGCCCGAATGCCCAGTTACCAAGCCTCGCTCGCTGATCGCGACTGGCCGTTACCCGGCTGCGGATGCCCTTGAGGTTTTCAAGGGCCAATCCCCTGCTGGTGCGTTCAGCGTCCAGAACGAGCGCCTTCGATATCGTATGGTTCGTGTGCTTTTGGAACCTCGCTTGTTTGCCCGCCAACTTGCGCAGACGGCGTTTTGCGGCTTTGGTGCCGCACTTCTGGAGCCCACGGCGACGGCGAGCCAGCCGAGACCGAATGCGCTCAACGGCGTTACCAGAATAAGTCGTGCCATCGCTGTCCGTAGCCAGCGAGACAATCCCGAGGTCTACACCAAGCCAATCCTCGGCGTTGAACTCGGTTGTCTCGGGGATGTCGCAAGTCGCGGCGAGATACCACTTGCCGCGCACGAAGCAGAGATCGACTTCGCCCTTCTGAAAAGCGAAGAGCCGGCGCTGATGCTCGCCCATGACGCAGGACACGGTGACGCGGCCTTCAAGCGTCCAAATGCTGGCGGCATTGCCATCCTTCACGAAACGAAGGATGCGCTCATCGTAGGGCTGCGCGGCATCCTTTCGGAACTTCGGCGCCACCTCGCGATTGACTTTGAACGCATCCGCCACCTTGGCGATCGTGCGAACCGCCATTTGAGCAGCGAGCCCATAGCGGGAGCGGAGATCGGCATAGGCCATCTTGTGAAGGTCGAATTGCCGGAAGCATTTGGCGTCATGGCCGATCTGAGCAAGCCATGTGGCCGCCTCGTTGCACCGGACAAGCGTGGCCTTCAGGGCAATCGCCTGAGACTTCGAAGGAACGAGCTTAACCGCCGCAACCAGCTTCATACGTTCAAATATAGAACGCTTTCCACAATCAATCAAGGGCGGCATTTCCTCCGCCCCCCTGAAGGAGGCGGTTTCCATGCCGACCGTTTGATGATCTACATCCTCGCGCATATCTGCCTTCCGTCCGCCTTGATCTGCGTGGCCTCCGCTTGGCTCACGGGCGAGTTCGCGAGGAACGGTCAGTGAGCGCCGCCGATGATCGTGCCCGTTGTGAGTCTCCTGATCGCCGCCGTGGTCTTCGCGATGCTGTGCGCGATTGGCTTGCCGCGATGAGCGAGGACGAGCGGACGCTGGTGACTGTCGCCGTCGTGGTGGCGCTGATGCCGATCGTGGCGGCTGCGGTTCTGTTCGGGGTGCGGGGATGACCCACCACCCCGACCGCATACTCTATCGCCGTCAAATGCGCCTGGCGCTCAGACTGCGTGCTGAGGGGTATTCCGGGGCAGCGATCGCACGTATGGTCGGTATCTCCAATATGGCCCAACGGGAACGATTCAAGCGCCATGACGCTTGCGTGGCTGCGGGGCGGGATCCGTTTGCGCCGAGGGTGCGGCCGGATCCTGCGGTCGAGGCGTCTTTGCCCGTCGAGCCCCGCCGTCCCGAGCCCGTCTGGACCGACGCACGGCGCATTGCCGCGACCCGCATGCTCCGGGCCGGGCGCAGCCTCCCCGTCATCGCCGCGCGGCTGAACAAGGATTTCCCGGGCGCGCCCGTCGAGACCGCGCACATTGTCGCCGCATTCCGTGGCGCCCCGTGGGTGCAGCTCAGGGGTGCGGCGTGACTTATTCCTCGACATCATCTGCTTCTTTCCCGCCGGTCGGGCAGCATGCGTCGGGGGATGGGCGGCAGATCTGCGACCGGCGGTCGGGATCTGCCGTTTCCCAATTCGACGCCGAGCTACCCCTTTGGGGGAGCCTGAAAGGCGGCGTCGATCGGGAGACACGATCGCGGCGCGGTGTGTCTCCCGTCTCATCCGCCCTGTCCGCCTGCCAGCGGGACACGGCTCGTATCCACAACCGTTCGATAATCGTCCCGATCCATTCGGGGGCTATGCTTTCGTGTTCCTCCTCTGTCATGTCAACCTCCGTCCTAATGCACGAACAATGTGCAGCAAGCCGGAGAACAAATGTCGTTTTTTACGCCCAATATTCTGGGGCCGCGCAACAGAAATGCGAAGCGCGGCATGTCACCTGAAGCGATGGAGGTGCGCGGATATCTGTGCGATGCGGTGTCAGCCGAAGCAGGCGACGGCCGCGCGCGCGTCATCCACGCGATCCACCGCGAGACCGGCCTGAGCGAGCGCCGCATCATCGGGATCCTTCGTGCCGAGGTGAAGCGCCTCTGGGCCGATGAAGTCACGGCTGTGCGCGATTGGTATCAGGCCTGGGGAAACCGTCGCGCAGAGCAGTTGCGGCACCAAGCAGACCTCCTAGAGGCGCGAACCAACGCGCGGAGACACACATGAGGAAATGGCTGTTACTGACTCGTTTGGCGCGACTTCTGTCCGCGCAACGGCGGCTGGAGGACCGGCTTGATCGGCTGCTCGTCCGCATCCGTCGCGTGCGCGGGCAACTTGGTATTGCGACGCCCGCCGTCGAGGACGCGCGGGAGTTGGAGACGCCGAGCCGGATGACGAAGGGGAGGTGCGGGTGAGCACCATCGCCGCGCTCTTCGTGCAGCCTGACGGTTGCTACGCCAATCTGCCGGGCGTTGATGTCTGGGATGAGAATCGTGATGCTCGGACGTATGCCGGGCCGTGGCCGGTCGTCGCGCATCCTCCTTGCGCCAGATGGGGAAAGTTCTGGCACGGCAGCACGCGCAAGCCGCACCAGTTCAAGCTGGGTGATGACCGCGGATGCTTTGCCGCGGCACTCAAGGCGGTCTCTCAGTATGGCGGCGTTCTTGAGCACGCCGCACACAGCCGCGCATGGGACCGGTGGGACTTGCCGAAGCCGCCGGCTAAGGGTGGTTGGGTTCACGGCCGGTATGGTTGGGCATGTCACGTGGAGCAGGGGCATTACGGGCATTTTAGCAACAAGCCGACATGGTTGCTGGTCTGTTTTGAACGCAAGCCCGCCGACCTGATTTGGGGCCCGGGCGAGCAGCGCATCCATCCCCGCGCGCTTGAGCTTCACGGCTACGAAAAAGCGCGGCGCATCGGAATGATGGCGATGGTCGGCGGCAAGGACAAAACGAAGATCCGCGAGGCCACGCCCCCAGCGTTCCGCGACGTGCTGCTGGACATAGCGCGCTCCGCGAAACGGGAGGCAATCGCAGCATGACCCGCCCCTCCCCCCACATCGTCTACGTGGGCAAAGCAAATTGCGCCGCCGAGGCGGTTCCTTGCTTTAACTGCCGGGTGGCGATCGGAACCGCATGCATCAACGGCATAAATCCTGGGAAACCCCACCGAATCCGCGTCGAGCTGGCGGAGGCCATTGGGCTGGTGGATGTGCAGCCGGCGCCGGTGTTCGATGACGATGCGACGAGGGCGTTGCGGTGACCAAGCATCCTGAATGGCTTCCGATCGACGACGATACGCCGCGCGATCGGTGGATTTTCGTTTACGCGGCTCCATATACGGGCGGCTGGGACGATCCTTCTATGTGGCTGCCTGGATTTGTGTCGCTCTGCCGCTGGCACCCAGATGCGGGCTTTTGCGTGGACGAGCTGCGCGAAGCCGTCATGTGGTGCCCGGTCGTCTACCCGGAGATTCCCGCCGCTTCGGCGCCGGGCGATGCCGTGCAGCCCGGCAGGTGCGCTGCTTTCTTGGACGTTTCCTCCCTAAACTCGGCGGCCGGTGATGAGCCGGCCGCCCTTTTTGAGCAGAGGGTGTAATGCGCGCCAGCGGATACGATCGCGCAGCGGAAGATTATTACGTCGAGCCGGCTTGGGCTGTGGAGCTTTTGCTTGACCGCGAGCATTTCCCGACCGGCGTATGGGATCCGTGCTGTGGGAGTGGCACCATTCCCAAGGCATGCTTGGCTCGCAAAATTCCTGCTCTAGGTTCCGATATCGCCGATCGGCCCTATGGCGCCGGAGGAATGGATTTCTTCGCGTTTAAGCCTTCGACGGCGCGGAGCATCGTCAGCAACCCGCCCTATGACGTGCTACAAGAATTCATCGATCATGCGCTAGCCGTCAGTACAGGCAAGGTCGCCGTCATCGCCCGGCTCGCGTTTTTGGCCAGTATGAAGCGGAAGAACTGGTTCGAGAGCGGATCACTTGCGCGTCTTTGGACAATGAGCCGGCGTCCGTCTATGCCGCCCGGCGGCACCAACGTTCCAGCGAAGGGCGGCTCAATCGATTACGCTTGGTTCGTATGGGATCGCGCGCACGTGGGCGCGCCGGAACTTGGGTGGATCGGATGACAACCCCCGACACCTCGGAGCCCGCTGTGTCGGGCATCACCCGCATGATCGACGCGGCGATGACGCGCACGCCAGCGCCGAGGTGGTCGACGTATCGCGTCACCTATGGCCGCAAGACCGAGGTCTGGGTCAGCGACGAGGAGCTGGCGCGCATCGAGGCCGGGGTGGCTGCGGGCACAATCGAGACGCGGATCGTCAACGACCGGGCGGGGCAGTTCCACCAGTGGCTGGAGGTGCGGTCGTGAGGCAGCTTGAGCATGCGTTGCAGCGCGCGATCCACCGGTATCTTAAGCTTGCCGTCCCGCAGCCGCGCGCAATCTGGGCGGTCGATCACGCCCGGAAGTCCAGCATGATTGAGGCCGTGCGGCTCAAAGAGCGGGGCTGCATCAGCGGCATCCACGATATGTTTTGCCTTTGGGGCGGCCAGCTTATCACGCTGGAGATCAAGGTTGGTCGCAACGATGCCACGCCGGGGCAGAATGAGTTTGCCGATGCCGTGATTGCCGCCGGTGGGTTGTGCTTTCTGGTGCGCTGCATCGAAGACGTGGAAGCGGCGCTGCGTTCCGCTGGCGTGCCGGTGTTGGCGTCGGCCCAGGGGCGCGACGAGAAGCTTGCCGTGTGGCAGGCAAAGCCCAAGCGCGCGTCCCGTCCACGCGCCAAGCGCGACGATCCGGCGGCCATCCGGCGCATGATGCGGCCTGGCGGAAGTGCGGATCGTGATCCGAATTTGGTCAAGAACAGAACGCTGGTTTGATGGATGGCAACGCACCCCCGACGGTCTCGCATTACGACGCGATGGTCGCAAACCGACAGCAGTTCTTGGCGTCGTGGCTTGCTTGGGTTTCGACGAAGCCCGGCGACCAAGTAGCCCGAGATGAGGCTCGCGCTGCGGTGTTGGCGATTCATCAGATTGTGTCGATCTACGTCACTCCAGATTTCGAGTCATAAAATGCTCCAGATACCATTGCTCCGCGCCGACGCGCACCGATGGGGGCGCGGTCTTGTTCATCAGATCGATGAAGAGAAGGACACCACCCTTTGCGGCAAGTCCCCTGGCGCGTGCCCCGGAACGAAGTTTTGGGGAACGACAAACGATATCTCGTGCAAGATGTGTCTAAAGGCCATTGCCGCGCGCCTGAAGGCGGCCGAGTGGCGCGAGCATTGGCAGCACGAGGCGGCAGAACGCGAGCGGGAGCGTGTCCAGTGGTCTGAGATGTATGCCGATTACCTGCGTAGCCCGGCATGGAAAGACAAGCGGGCCAAGGTTCTGAAACGCGCAAACGGGTTGTGCGAGGGCTGCGGCGAAAAGACTGCGGCTCAAGTCCACCATCTTCGCTATCCGCAAGCATGCTGGCCGGGTTCTCCTGAGTGGCTCGCGCAAGAGAAGCTGTTCGACCTGAGAGCGATTTGCCGTGACTGCCATCAGGATGTGCACGGAGCCGGCCGGAGAACCTGCACATGATCCCCTTTGACCAGATCAATGCGGCAGCCGTTTCTGCCCTTCCCTCTCTGCTGCCCGAGTGGTTTCCGCGCGGCAAGTTTGTCGGCAAGGAATTCCTGATTGGCGACCTAAGCGGCTCGGCGGGAGAATCCCTTTCGATCAACGTGCGTTCAGGGAAATGGGGGGACTTCGCTGGCGGTGATCGCGGCGGCGATCCGATCAGCCTGGCCGCGGCTCTTTTCCACAATGGCGACCGGGTGGCCGCCGCGAAGGATTTGGGCCAGAGGCTGGGCGTCTACACCAACGGCACGACGACATCGGTTGCGCCGCCGCCGAAGGTTGATAAGCCCAAAGACGACTGGAGGGATTTCTTTCCGCCCGAAGACGCGCCCGCACCGGACCTTTCTGGCTGGGATCACGCCTACGTCTATCGCAGCGGCGACGGTTTCATTCGGCGCTATGTGGTGCGCAAGGATGCGCGCGGCAGCGAGCGCAAGAAGATCATGCCGCTCACCTATGGCATCCTGAACGGCAAGGAGGGGTGGCACTATCGGCATCCTCTTGCGCCTCGGTCATTGTACGGGATCGACCGGCTTTACGAGATGCCGAGTGCAGCCGTCATCGTGTGCGAGGGCGAGAAGGCCGCCGACGCGGCGCAGCTGCTTTTCCCGCGGAGCCCATGCATCACTTGGACAGCCGGCGCCGGCAATGTCGGCAAGACCGATTGGTCACCGCTGGAAGGGCGCCGCGTCATCATCTGGCCCGACAATGATGAGCCTGGCATCAAGGCGGCGCTTGAGATCACGGAAATCCTATCCGGTATCGCGTCGAAGGTCGGCACGATTCGCGTTGATGATTTGCCTGAGAAAGCCGACGCCGCCGACGTGACGATCGACAATCCGGTCGAGTGGATTAAGGCTCGCTTGTCTTGGGAAGAAGTAGAATCGGCCTCGGGCGCTGAGCGACCTCCTCGCCGGCAAATTGCCCTTGAGACAATCAAGATCAAGGCTGGCGAGATCGACGTTACTGCGACCGAAGGCGAAGCGGCTCTCATATCAGCGGACATGCCCGTGTATCAGCGGGGAGAGTCTTTGGTTCGGCCCGGCAAGCGGGAGGTTTCCGCGTCTGGTGGTCGCGTCATATTGGCTCCGGGCCTGTCAGAAATATCCGCGACGGGTATGGTTGATCTGCTGTGCCAAGCCGTGGCGTGGGAGAAATACGATGCTCGATCTAAAGATTGGATCGAGTGCAACCCGCCAGCTTCGATAGCCCAGACCATTCTAAGCCGCGTCGGGCAATGGGAGTTCAAGTCGATCGCTGGCGTGATCACGACGCCCACTTTGCGGCCTGATGGCTCTATCCTTTCTCGCCCCGGTTACGACGCCGCTACCCGTCTTTTCTATCTGCAAGACCCGTCACTTCGATTGGATGCCGAAAGGCTGCCGGTTTCGAAGGGGCATGCCGAAGATGCTCTTGATGATCTTGAAAGCCTGCTGAGCGGCTTCCCGCTTGTGTCTCCTTTGGACGTATCCGTTGCTTTGTCAGCAATGATTACTCCCGTCGTGCGCGGCATCATGTCGGTATCACCGCTCCATGCTTTCCGGGCATCGACCGCGGGCACTGGGAAATCATATCTCGCCGACGTGGCCAGTGCCATCCAAGCCGGCCGCCCCTGCCCGGTTGTTGCAGCAGGACAGACCGAGGAGGAGACCGAGAAGCGGCTCGTGGGGCTCCTCCTCGGCGGATACCCTCTTCTCAGCCTCGATAACGTCAACGGCGAGCTGGGCGGCGATCTTCTATGCCAGGCCGCTGAGCGCCCGATCATTCGCGTTAGGGAATTGGGCGGATCAAGCATCACCGAGATCGAGAACAGCGCTACCATCTTCGCCAACGGCAATAATCTTCGGGTGCGCGGCGACATGACGCGCCGCACTTTGCTGGCGAACCTCGATGCCAAAATGGAGCGCCCCGAGCTGCGCGAGTTCGAGTTTGATCCGTTTCGGCAAGTCTTGGAAGACCGGGGAAGGTACGTCGCGGCGGCCCTCACGATTGTCCGATCGTATCTGGTTAGTGGCGACAAAATGTCTCTGCCTCCGATCGCCAGTTTTGAGGATTGGAGCCGGACCGTGCGTGCGGCCCTCGTCTGGCTTGGGAAGGAAGACCCGTGCAAGTCCATGGAGGAGGCGCGTGATGACGATCCCGTTCTTGCCGATCTCCACGAGGTGCTTGTGCATGCCGTGCCCGTCGTCCAGGTCAACCGCCAATTCATAGTCCGCGAAATCGCGGAGGCATCGGGCGAATGGGTCAAGGACGAATACGGCAATCCCATCCGCCTCGCCCATCCGGATCTCCGAGAGGCCCTTATGCGGGTTGCTGCGGGAAAGAACGAAATCAACACGCGCGTTCTCGGGAAGTGGCTATCCGCCAACGAGGGCCGAGTGGTCGGTGGCCTGAGATTTAGTCGCGCGAAGGAATCAATGTTCGGTGTCCAGTGGAGGATCGAAAGGGTCTGAGCGCGCCCCGCAAGGTAATCAAGGGTTTTAAGGGTAGTTCCCCGTATAGGGGCTGAAACTGTCACGGCGAAATAGAGCATTCTAAGGTGATCATGGTTTTTAAGGGTGTTTTCTAGCGCTATCGCGAGAACTGTCATCTGACAGTTTTCATATATAGACGAGAATATACCCTTTATTACCTTGATTACCTTATAAGGAGAATAAGGTGATGAAAATCGAAGGCGACAAGAAGTTGCCAAAGGTCAACAGCGAGAGATTCGAAGAGTTGCTTCGGACGATCGGTGCCGGCCCTTGGAAGGATGCCTTGGTCGAGGTCTGCGACACCGCCTTCATGGTGAAGGTTTGGTTTGCGTCCTACGGCATTGCCGCCACAGCCTCTGACATCGTGGCAATGACAGCCCTGGTTGTTGGGCGCGCTCCGAAAGAGGGCGAAGAAGCATGAACCCGTCCCCCACCCGTCCCAGCAACCCCGCGCGTGCGAGGCCTATCGAAGTCCACCCCTCCCCCGTGGCCCCAACGTGAGGCGGAGATGAGCGAGGAAGCGACGACGGCGGCGGTGTGCGGAGCATGTGGCGGCAAGGGGGTGGTGTTGACGGTCTGGGATCGCCCAGGCGGCCCTCCCGGTAACGGCTGGGCTGAGTGCCAGCTCTGCAAACCCCAAGGTGAGGCGCCGGCACACTCGACCAGCCTCATAGCCCCCGACCTCGCCCTCACCCACCTCCGCGCCGTCATCCAGGGCTGCGTGGAGGACCTTGACCGCATGAAAGCCGCGCATCCCCCGAGCAAGCGCGGCTGCCGCTACAGCCAGGCCCTGGAGTCTCTGGAGATGCGGCTGACTGTGGCGCTGGGTGAGATTGAGGAGACGATCGGATGAGCAAACAGCAGCAAGCGGCGGCACCCGCGGACATCACCTGGACGGGCAGCGAGGCTATGGCCTGCGCGCTGTGCTGGGCCGAGGGTTCAAAGCCTGAGGGGTACGCCAGCCCAGAGGCCTATTGGGCCGCCATCACGCCGCGTGCCCGGATGGACTATCGGCGATCGGCGAACGAGATGCGGCTGCTGGCGGTGGCCAAGCGGGAAGCGGTCGCGTTGCCCGCGCCAAGTCAGATATCCGACGAGCGCATGGCGATGGTCGCGCGGTATCTGGGACTCAAGTCACGGCACCGGGTCGAGCAGATATTTCGCGAGGTGGATCATGCGCTGCGGAACGCATCATGACCCAGCACGCGCCCTGGTTCATTAGCGTGCCAATCGTCGGTCTGCTGTGGGCGTTGGCTATCGCCTGCGTCGTCGAACTGTGGCGGGGGATGCGGCGATGATTCCCACAGCCATCGCGCGCATCGCCGCGCGTGCGCGGCCTACGGCGGGGCTACACGCCGGTGTGGCTCTGGCCGCACCCACCCTAGCGGACGTGGCGGCGAAGGGGCGTGGGGCCTTACAAAACCAAGGGAGAATTCCGTGAAACCGCATCAAGAGCTGCACAGCGACGGAACGACGATGGGTCGCGACCCGCGAACGCTGACGGGCGCCGATCTGGAAGCCATGGGCAGGCCGAAGATCAGCAGGCGCGATGCGATCCGGGCGAAGTGCTTGGACTGCTGCTGCGGCTCTCCGGCCGAGGTCCGGCGGTGCGGCGATATTGAGTGCGCGCTTTGGCCGATGAGGATGGGCACAGACCCCTACCGAGAGGCTAGGGAGATGACAGCCGAGCAGCGCGCCGAGGCTGGCGATAGGCTGCGTCGTGCTCGGGAAGCGAGGGTGGCATAATGGCTGACGACCAGACGATGACCATCCCCGTCACCCTCCGGTGGGTCGAGCACTCGTGGGGCGGTCGCAGCCTCATGGCTGGGGGCGTCGAAATGGCGTATATGGGATGCGACGCCCACGAATGCCGTGGACACTGGTCGTACACCCTGCACCACACGCACGAGAATTCGCTGCACAAATGGCCCGGCCTTGGTCGAGACGAGGTGCAGGCCATGTGCGAGGCCCACGCCCGAGCGGTGCTGGCATGACCTACGCAGCCCGCCTCGCCCTCAGCTCGTCGATCTGGTCCAGCGCCAGGGTCAGCCGGTCGAGCGCCCCCCACAGCGGCGAGGTGGCGTATCTGCCGTCCTCAAGCCCGCGCAGGGTGCCCTCGGCAACGCCCAGCACGTCGGACGCATCGCGGCGGGAGAGGCCGCGCGCCTCCCGCCAAGCGCGGAGTGATTTGGGGGTCATGTTAGGCGGCCTTTCCAGCGGTTATTGCCACACGCTCGAATTTCATCAGGCCGCGCTTGTTGGTCGGCTCGATGCGCCGAACCAGGCCGCGCAGAATCAGCCGTTGCAGGGCCGTGCGGCACATCTCCTGATAGCGCGTGCCGCCGCGCGGCTTAGGCGTGTCCTCACCTCGTCGGAGAGCCACCACGCCATCGGCGATGTCGATCAGGGTCAGCGGCTCGGATGCAGCCGACAGCACGGACAGCACCTGCGTGCCCGTCGTCCGAACCGCGACCATCTGTCGCGTCACGGGATCGGGCGCCTCTGCACCGATGGCGGTGAGCGCCTGGTTGATGGCCTGCTCGGCCCTGTGCAGGGCGGACAGCGCCTCGACCAAAGCGCTGGCGGCTGTGATTGTGGACATGGTTTCCCTCGTGAGATTGGTGGCGCCGGCAGGAATCGAACCTGCTCAGCTACCGAGTGGAAGAGTAGCAGCCCTCCCTCAAGGGAGCTCTCCATGAGCTACGGCGCCAAGGTGATGTCAGGCGTCCTCGCCGACACGCAGTCGGCGAACAACCATCAGGTCATCGCCCATATCGCCAGTAGCTCTCTGCGCATCGGCGTGATCCGCGTAGCCAGCCTCGCGCGCCATGGCGTCCAGTGCGGCATCGCTGCTGTCAGCCTCACGCGACGGCGATGGAGCGGCTGTGCGTGGAGGCGGGACGGTGATGCGCACCTGGCTCGCTGACCGCGTAGACGCCATCGCGTGCCGCGTGGGCGTCTGGGCTTTGACGCACATCTGGGGCCGGTGCCGACCGCCGTATGCGGATGGGTGCATGGGGTGCCGCGTGGGCAGCATGTGCGACGAGATGGAGGCGATCATGCACGGACGTTTGGGAGTGAAGCCATGACCGACATGGACCCCCGCGCTGTGGCAGCTGGGCTGGGGAAATATCTGCGCAGGGCACTCGCAGAAGCCGACCAGGAGTTTGTGCCGAATGGCCGGAAGGTCGCGTCAATGAAAACGCTCAGCCGCATGGGCCTGGTGCGATGGTGTTTTGTCGGTTGGGAAACCACACCCCTCGGTCGAGATGTTGCCGCCGCAGCGGAGGAGGCACCGATGTGTCCTCGGAAGCCGATCCCGAAACCGCCTGCGCTATCACGATGACTCCAGAGGAGACCGCTATGTCAGCCGCCCGCACGCCCCGCGAGATGACGCCCGAGATCGCCACCGCACTGGCCCGGCAGGACGAGCACGCGGCCCGGGAGGCGGAGCGGGTTGCGCGCGTCATTTACGGTGAGGCCAAGCCAGTACCACCGCCGCCCGATGGTCCGGCCAAGATCGCCAAGGGCGATGGCCTGTCCAAGGCCGAGCGCCGCCGGCTGCAGGACCGCGAGAACCGCCGCGTGCAACGCCTCACCGATGAGCGCAACGACATCGCGGAGGCCAACAGGCAGGAGGCTGCCGATGAGATGGTGGCGCCAGCGGCCGTTCGTGTCGCGATCATCGGACCCGATGGCGAGATCCTGCGGGGCGCGCTGGTCGAGCGGGACGGCGTGACATTTCGGCGGGCGAATGTGGTGCGGCGTCTGCGCGCGCGCTCGGAGGGCACCATCAGTGCCGCGCATGTGGACGCGGCCGAGCGGCTGCTGCGGGTGCATGCGGCCATCGCGGGTGGCATCGGACTGGGGGCGAGCGACTACCTGTCCAAGTCTGCTGGCGCGGTCGGTGGCGCGGGCGTGTCGGAGGCCAAACAGCGGGCCATCCTGGAGCAGATCACGATGCGGTCGGAACTGGATGGGGCGCTTGCCTGGATGGGCGGCTTGATCGATGTGGTGTCGGGCGTGGTGTTCGACGGCATTGACGTGACAGCGTGGTCGGAGGCCCGCAGCATGCACCCCAAGGTCGGGCTGGGGCGGCTGGTGGCCGCATTGGACAGGCTATGTGAGTTCTATGAGCCCGAGGACCGACGCCCGGTGACGGCGCGCATCAGGGCCGCAGTGGTGGTTGGAGGTGGGGTGTGATCGTCGAATGGTCTGGCATGGGAATTGAAATTGAGCGGCGCATCTTCCTAAGCATCTTGCGCCAGCGCTCGGGGATGTCTGCTCAGCGGTTCTGGAGGGCGTCGCGCGTGCCGGATGACTATTACGTCCCCATACATCTCGCGGAGACACCGCCCCACATCCTGTGTGCAAAAACCCCTTGACAAACTAGATAGTCGAATTCTAAAAACGGGCAGGCTTGAGAATTGCGCCTAGGGCGCGTCTCGCAAGGTGGGCCACTGTCCTCTGAGGCCAACATGACCAAGCCCCTCAAGCGCCCGCCCACCAAAGGCACCCGCCGCGGAAACGGCGCGGGCAAAGGCGAAGGGTGGGGTGGCCCCGCGAAAGGTTTCGCAAAAAAAACGGAGAGGCCGAAGTTCGAGCCCGGCAACGCTGCCGCAGTAGGGCGTAGCGCGCCCGACCGTGAGCGTATCCTGTCCGATCAAGAAAAGGCCAGGGCGCTTAGGGACCATCTGTTCTTTTTATCGCTGAATGCCGAGCGCCAAGAGACACAGCGCAGCGCATGCGAATCTTTGCTGAACCGGATTGAGGGCATGCCCGTCGCACGGACGGAGTTGACCGGTGCTGATGGGGCGCCTGTCGCATTGACCGCTATCAGGCGCGTCATCGTTGATCCAAAATCTGAGGAATGACGTTTCTAGACATTGCTACCCCAAGGGCCTTCGCCCCCCTTCTTTCTCCCTGCCGCTACAAAGGCTCATGGGGTGGCCGAGGGAGCGGCAAATCACATTTCTTTGCAGAAATGTTGGTCGAGCGAGCCCTGCTGCAGCCTGGGTTCCGAGGGGTGGGGATTCGAGAAGTTCAGAAGTCAATAAAACTTTCCGTCAAGCAACTGATTGAAGACAAGATTCAAAGTCTAGGCGTTTCCCGTAAATTCCAGCCGCTCAGAGATGAAATACGGACACCGGGCGGAGGTCTGATTATCTTCCAAGGTATGCAAGACCATACCGCCGACAGCATAAAATCGTTGGAGGGATTCGACGTAGCCTGGGTTGAAGAAGCTCAGAACCTTTCTGGTCGGAGCATGCAGCTCCTACGGCCCACGATCCGCAAGCCTGGGTCTGAGCTTTGGTTCTCATGGAACCCAGAAAGCCCCGATGACCCGGTTGACCAGTTGCTGCGAGGCGAAAAACGCCTAGCCAACACAATCGTTGTCCAAGCCAACTGGCGTGACAACCCTTGGTTTCCAGAGGTTCTTGAGGAAGAGCGACTTTCCGACCTCGAACGCTCGCCCGACGACTACGATCACGTTTGGGAAGGTGGCTACGTCACCATCTCGGAAGCCGTGATTTTCAAAAACCGAGTTTCGGTCGAGCTTTTTGATACGCCTTCGGATGCCAGATTCTTCCACGGGGTAGACTGGGGCTTCAGTCAAGACCCCACAGTTCTGATTCGAGCTTTTGTCAAAGATGAGGCGCTTTACGTAGACAAAGAGGCATTCGGCTACGGTTTAGAATTGGACGAGTTGCCTGCGCTGTTTGATACAATCCCAACGGCGAGAAAGTGGCCTGTCAAAGCGGACTGCTCTCAGCCGGCCATGATCAGCCACACGGCCAACCGAGGGTTTGATCAGATCAGCGGAGCGCAAAAGTGGAGCGGCAGCGTAGAGGACGGTATTGCGTGCCTCAAAGCATTCAAACGCATTGTTGTTCATCCGTCTTGCCACAACATCGCGAAAGAATTTCGCCTCTATTCGTTTAAGACGGACAAGAGGCAAGTAGATTCCAATGGAAGGCCAACCATTCTTCCTATCATTGTTGATAAGTGGAATCACGGCATCGATGCTTTGCGCTACGCTCTCGACGGTTACATAAAAATGTCCAAAGGCCAGGGCCTCTTTGAACTGGCGCGTCAGCAAGCCCGCGACATGAAGCCACCCGCGCCGGAGCCTCCCAAACCAACCCCCGCCGTGGGCTCACTCGAATTCATGAAGGCGCTGCAAGATTAAGTGGCGGAGATGATCCATGCCGCCTCCTAACTCTGGTGTCCGGACGCCGATATCGCTGACGATGGCCCCGAATGGCCAGTGGATGAACGCCTTCCAGCCCAGCAGCGGCGTCTTCTCGCCGGGCCTGCCGTTGGTGCCGCCCGACCCTCAGTCGACGCGTGTCTTCGACTTCGCCGTTGGCTCCAACAGCAATATCACCCCGCGGTCCTACGAGACCTTCGGCTTTGCGTCACTCCGGGCTTTCTCGAACGTCGAATTGGTCCGGCTGGCGATCGAGACCTGCAAGGATCGCGTCGAGCGCCTTGAATGGCGCATCAAGCCGAAGAACGAAAAGAAGCCGCAGCACGACGCGGACGTGCGTATCCGCAAGATGGAGCGCCTTTTTCGCCGGCCCGATGGCGCCACCGACTTCGCGACGTGGCTGCGCATGTCGCTGGAAGACCTGCTTTCGATCGACGCGCCGGCATTCGAAAAGCGCCGCAGTCGCAATGGCGACCTGATCGCGCTGGATGTGGTGCCGGGTGACACGATCAAGCTTCTGGTCGATGAAACCGGGCGCCGCCCACTGCCGCCGGTGGCCGCCTATCAGCAGATCATCAAAGGCCGCGTCTGGAACAACCTGACGACCGACGATATGCTTTACGCCCCGCGCAACCGCCGCCCGAATCACCTCTATGGCTTTGGCCCGGTCGAACAGACCATCGTCACGATCAACACGCTGCTACGTCGGCAGACGATGCAGCTGGCCTATTTTACCGAAGGCAACATCCCGGCCGGCCTGATCAATGCTCCTGATGGCTGGACCGCGCAGCAGATCAAAGATTTCCAGGACTGGATGGATGCTCGCCTAAGCGGCAACCAGGCCGAGCGGTCAAAGCTCCTCTGGGGGCCGAACGGCGCAAAGTATCACGCCTTCAAGGAATCGCCCCTAAAGGACGACTTCGACGAATGGCTAGCCCGCATCGTCTGCTTTGCCTTCAACATCCCGCCGACCCCGTTCATTCGCCAGATGAACCGCGGGACTGCCGCCGACGATACGCAGCGGGCGATGGAAGAAGGCCGCGAGCCGCATCTACTCTGGTGGAAGCGCGTTGCTGACGGCGTCATTCAAGACGACTGCGGCAATGACGACCTTGAATGGACTTGGGACATTCCCAAGGAAGTCGATCCGGTCGTGCAGGCCAAGGTGCATGACATGTACCTCCGCAACGGCACTCTGAGCATCAACCGTGTGCGCGACGACCTGGGCGAAGAGTCCATCCCCGGCGGCGAAGAGCCGATGATCTACACTGCCACGGGCGCGCTTCCGATTTCGATTGTTCTGGAGCGCGCAGCCGAGCCTCAGGTGACGCCGCCCGCGCCCGAGAGTGCTGGCCCATCTGGCCAGCCTCAGGAGACCGAGAAATGACGACATACAATGTGACCAGTCGCACCTTTCGGGTTATCCCGCCCGCAGGCGCCCTTGCGCTCGTCACGCTGCCGAGCGGTCGTGTTGTTGACGGAAGAAACGTCGCCTATGCCGACGTTCCCTTCGCAGATGCGAACCATCTGGGCGCGAACGGATGGATCATCCTGATGGAGTCGGGGCCGACCTCGGCGCGGCCGCAGGCCGGAGAAGCCAACGATCTGCGCGGCCTCAAGATCCAGATGGGCGCTGGCCGGCCCTACTATGACACGACACTGAGCTGTGCCGTCTACTGGAACCCGGCGAAGAATGGCTGGGTCGACGAGACAGGCACGTCGCGCTGATGCATTTCTACGGCGACATCCAGCGCATCGACGAAGATGCGCGCATGGTCTGGGGCTACGCTTCGACCAGCAAGCCCGCATCGGATGGTCAGACCATCACGCGCGCCGCGCTGGAAGCGGCACTTGAGGGCTACGCGAACAACATCCGCGAGATGCACCGCTCCGACTCCGCAGTCGGTGTGGCGATGGAATCGCACGTCGACGATGAGGGCCTCTACATCGGCGCTCATGTCGTTGATGACCGTGCCTGGGAGAAGGTCGTCAAGCGCGTCTACAAGGGCTTTTCGATCGGCGCCAAGGTCACCGAGCGCGACAAGATCGACCGCAACTTGGTGCATGGCATCAACCTTATCGAAATTTCCCTGGTCGACCGGCCGGGCGATCCAGGCGCCACCTTCGACGTGTGGCGCGCCGACATGCCCGACAAGGAATCCGACATGACCGTAGCCGCCCCTGCGCCCGGCAGTGACGAGAGCGCCGACGACATTGAGCGCCGCGCGTTCACTCAGGCCGAGCGCGACAAGATGGCGAAGAGCGGCGAGGCCATGAAGGACGGCAGCTTCCCGATCGCCAACCGTTCCGACCTGGAAAACGCCATCCGCGCCTACGGGCGCGCGAAGAACAAGCGCTCCACCAAGGCACACATCATGAAGCGGGCCAAAGCCCTCGGCGCCGAAGACCTGATCCCGGACGACTGGAAGGGCGACGACGCCATGCGCGCCGACCAGACGGCGGAAGGCGAGGATACGATTGAGCGCGCCGACCCAGTGGCCGAGGCCGCGGCAGCCGCGGAAGCCGCCACGCAGGCCGCTCAGGCAACGCTCAGCCGCCTCGACGCCGATTCCGCAATGCCGCCGCGTGTCATCGCCCTCCCTGGTGCCGACATCCGCCGCGGCATTCCAAGCGTGGCGCGACTGGGCTACCTGCTTTGCGAACTGGCCTATCTTGCGGCCGACACGCAGTGGGAATCCGACATCGAGGGCGATGATTCGACCGTCCCCGGCAAGCTGCGTGCCGCACTGCTTTCTCTCGGCGCCGCATACCGCGCCATGAACGACGAGGAGCTGGCCGAGCTTCTGAACGGCGTCGGCGTCGATGTGCAGCTTGAGAACGGCGTCATCTGCCTTGTGGCGGCCGGCACAGACATCCGCCGCGCCGAAGGCGATCATGCCGATGTCCTGGCGCGCGCCAACAGCGCGTTGGGCGTGCTCGGCTTCAAGCCGCCGGCGGTGGCGCAAGCCGATGATCTGCGCCGCACCGTCGATACACTGACCGCCGACCGCGACACACTGCTGCGATCCGTAAGCGGCCTGACAGAGATGATGGGCAACCTCGTCGCCCGCGTTGAGGCGATGGGCGCTCAGCCGCTCCCGCCCAAGACGGCCGCCGCGACGATCGCGCGTGTCGTTTCGAAGGAAGAGGACGCCTCCGGGCAAGAGGCATCCTCTGCTGCGCCAAGCGAGGCCGACATCCGCCGCGTCCTTGATGCCATGCCAGACCATGAACGCGCGCATCTGCTCACGAAAGCGGCACTCGCCCGGCCGACCCCCATTACCCGCTAGCTGAAGCCTGCATCCCGGCCGGCAGGCCGTTCAACAGCCGCCTTAACGGCGGCTTTTTGTGGCCAGGAGGCCAACCAAATGTCTGAAGACGCGCTCGCTACGGCCCTCCGTGGCAGCCTGACGAATCCCTCCGAGGATATCGCCCGCTCGATCCTTGCCGCCGCTGGCGCGCATCCCGACGACATCCAGCGCACGATTTCGACCGGCACCGGCCTCGTCGCTTATGACCTGCAGGCGCCGGCCAAGAACCTCTACCCGGTCTATACGCCGGTTCGGAACAGCCTGCCGCGCGTCGGCGGCGGCGTCGGCACGGCGACCAACTGGCGCCAGGTAAATGCCATCGTCGGCTCCGGCTACGACGGCATGGGCTGGGTGCCGGAAGGCCAGCGTGCCGGGCAGATGAGCTACAGCACCTCGAACAAGGCCGCCTCCTACGCCACGATCGGCGAGGAAGACGGCGCCACCTTCGAGGCGATCAACGCAGCGCGCACCTTCGAAGACATCCGCGCCACCATGACGATGCGCCTGCTGCAGAAGGCCTTCCTGAAGGAGGAGTCGGCCTGCCTGTTCGGCAACAACTCGCTGGCCCTCGGCACGCCCGCCACCCCGACGCTTTCCGCAAGCGGCACCGGCGGCACGCTGCCCGCCGCGACCTACAGCGTCATCGTGGTCGCGCTCACGCCCGAGGGCGTCCGCAACATCACCACGGCCGGCATCGGCACCACCAAGACCATCACGGGCGCGGACGGCAAGACCTTCACCCTGAATGGCGGCTCCTCGATCAAGTCGGCGAACGCCACCCAGGCCGTGACGCTCGGTCAGACCCTATTCGCTTCCACGACCGCCATCCAGGGCGCCGCAGCCTATGCGTGGTTCGTCGGCACGGCCGGGAACGAAGTGCTGCAGACCATCACCTACATCAACAGCGCGTCGTTCGCGCTGCCCCTGACGACCGGCACGCAGGCGGCCACCGCGGTCGGCGGCGCCGACTACTCCACCAACAGCACCGCCTTCAACGGCCTGTTCACGACGGCCGCGCTCAGCGGGTCGGGCGCCTACGTCAACTATCTCGCCACCGGCACCGCCGGCATTGGCACGCCGCTCACCTCTTCGGGCCGCGGCTCGGTCATCGAGATCGACACAATGATGAAGGCCATGTGGGACAACTATCAGGTCTCGCTGGATGTGCTGTACGTCAACTCGCAGGAGTTGCGGAACATCACGACCAAGGTGCTGACGGGGGCCAACGGCGGCTCTCTGATCAACTACTTCCAGGACCCGAAGGCGGGCGAGTACATCATCTCTGCCGGCGGCATGGTCGAGTTCTACTACAACCCGTTCATGGCGCCTGGGGCCGGCCGCCGCATCCCGATCATGATCCACCCGCAGGTTCCGGCGGGCACGATCATCGGCTGGGCCAAGAACCTGCCGATCCAGTACCAGAGCAGCGAAGTGCCGAACGTCGCCGAGGTCAAGACGCGTCAAGACTATTACCAGATCGACTGGCCGATCACGACGCGTCAAAGGCAAGTTGGGGTATATTCGGAAGAGGTGCTCGCCGTCTATGCGCCGTTTGCCATGGGTATAATTTCTAACATCGCGAACGGATAGCAATATTTCCTGATCAAAGCGGCGCCCCAATGGGCGCCGTGCCTGCTTTCTTGCATCAGGAGTGACCGATGCCCCGAGTCAAACTGACGGCGCCGCTCGGAACCGACGAGGCCAACTTCGGAACCGAACGACTGCGCGTCGACAATGACGGCACTGTCGATGTGCCCGAAGAGGCCGTCGACAGCCTTGTCCATATGGGCGGCTTCATCCGCGATCCGGCCGCACACCAAGCGCATGACGACGGCACCGTTCCCATGCGCCACCCCGAGGGCATCGGCTGCTCCGTGGGCGGCGTCGAGTGCGCGCCCGATGCGAATGGCGTCGTGATGGTCCCGAGCGGCGCAGTCGCCTCTCTGGCTGCGCATGGCTTCATGGCGGTGGACGCGCCCTCTCAGGAATAGACCATGACGGTTGCGCCAAACCCGCTGGTCGACCTGACGAACGTTGCCGATGCGTGTGCCTACCTGACATCTGTCGGCGTTGCCGTGCCGGCAAATTCCGACACGCTGCAACTCTTGATCACGGCCGTCTCGCAGCAAATCCAAAGCTGGACCGCGCGCAAATTCATCTCTCAGAGCTACAGCACGGTTCTGAGTGGGCGCGGCGGATGCCGGCTTTATCTGCGCAACACGCCCATCTCCGCCGTGGCTTCGCTTTCGGTCAATGGCCTGGCTATATCCGCGGCCGCTTCATGGGGGCAGTTCGGCTATATCTTCGATGAGACGACAGTCAGCCTCGCGGGCTACGAGTTCTGCCGCGGCGTCGGGAACATCTCAATCAGCTACACCGCCGGATATGATCCGATACCGGCCGATGTGGTGCTCGCGTGCCAGATGGGTCTTGCGGCCGTCCTGAGTTCCGAAATTCGCGACCCGCTGCTCTCGAAGTGGCGCGCGGGCGATACGGAGCAGGACTTCGCCGTCAGCCCGCAACTGCTGCTGGCCATCTCGAAGATCTGCATCAGCGGGCCGGTCACGTCGATGCTCTCGTCTTACCAGCGTGTGGCACCAGCATGAGCTTCATGTTCCCCCGCACCATCACGATCCAGGGGCGCGTCACCCCGGCTCGGGCCGGCGTGCAGCCCCTTCGCGAGGCCAATGGCAGCCAAACAACGCCCGTCGCGACAAATGTGCCGTGCTCCATCCAGTATGACCAGGCCGGGCAGGCGCCGCTCACAGGCCTGCCGCTCGACCCCGAATACCGCGGCACCTGGAAGATCTTCATCGGCCAGCGGAACGCGGTCGCATTCGGTGTTCCCGGCCCAGGCTCGATCCGCAATGGCGATGTCCTGACCGACGACATCGGTGGCGGCTACAAAGTCAGCCAAGCCTACTGGAACAGCCTCGGCTGGAACCTCAAATGCGAGGGGCTGCAGAAGTAAGTGGCCGACATCGCCGACGTTCGCAACGCCATGGTGGCGATCATCGCCGAGACGTTGTTTCCGAACGGCGTGAATGGCGCGGGCGCCGTGCAGGGCGTCTCCGTCATGCCGGGCTATCCCGCTGACACCGATCTGGCGGCCGTAGGCATCACGACGGACGGCGGCACGCTCAATGCGGTGGTGGCCGTCTACGACCTTGGCGCCCCGCGCGACACCGCGCGCTTCTTCCCGCAGGTGCGGTGCGGCGCCGTGCCAGCGCCCACGCTGTCCTGGGCCGTCGCCGGCAACACCGCGACGCTCTCGGGCAACGCTACGGTCCCGCAGAACCTATGCCTCGTCGATGTCGGCACGGACTATGTGCGCGCCGTCCAGCCGGACGACACGCTGACGGGCATCGCAAGCGCCATGGCGGCGCTGATACCCGGCGCCACGGCCTCGGGCGCGAGCGTCACCACGACGAACCTACGCGCGGCCCGCGTCGGCGTGGTCGTGCCGACGCTCAAGGAAGTCGGGCGCCAGGTCTCGATGCTGCATGTCTCCGTCTATGCTTCGACGGATGCGATTCGGTCCTCGGTCGTGAGCGCCATCAAGCCCGTGCTGGACGACCAGACGCGGTTCACGCTGCCGGACGGCTCGGTCGCTTGGATCAGGCCCGGGACCGAGATGTCGGCCTGGGCGACCACCAAGCTAGGGCTCGCGCAGAGCATCCTGGTCTATCAGGTCGAATACCCGACTGTGCTGCTGGGTAGCGCCGCGCAGATGATCGCTTGGGTGCTGAACATCCAGGCCAACGGCGGACCCATCGTCGAATACCAGGGCTGACTTCCTCAGCGCATAGCGCCCCCTCCTCCCGGAGTTTTCAAGCATGCCCATCGTCCAACAGGGCGCCATCAACACGACGGCGCTGGTCGTTCCGGATCTCTATGTCCAGATCGTGCCGCCGCCCTTGGCTATCAACGGCGTGCCGACGAACGTCCTGGGCATCGTGGGCACAGCGAACTGGGGGCCGGTCGATGTCCCAACCGTCATCGGCACGCCGTCGCAGTTCCAGCAGACCTTCGGCGCTGTGCAGAATCGCGCCAATGACCTTGGCACCGCAGTTGCCATCGCGTCCCTTCAGGGCGCCAGCAACTTCCGTTGCGTGCGCGTCACTGATGGCACTGACACCAAGGCTTCGGTCGAAATTCAGACCACCTGCATAGACATCACCGCAAAATACAGCGGCACACTCGGCAACCAGATCACCGTGACGATCGCCGCAGCTCCGGCGGCTGCGTCCTACAACGTCACGATCGCGCTCGCCGCCACAGGTCAGGCTCAGACATTCCCGAACATCACGGGCACGGGCAACGCCTTCTGGGTCAACCTCGCCAATGCCATCAACAATGGCATCCCCGGCACGCTGACGGGCGCCTCGCCCATCGTGACGGCGGTGGCTGGCGTCGGCACCACTGCGCCAGCCGCGGCAACCGCGACCCTCGCAGGCGGCACGGACGGCGTGGCGACGATCACTTCGTCCGTCATGATCGGCACCGACACGGCGCCGCGCACGGGCATGTACGCGCTGCGCAGCCAGGGCTGCTCAGTCGCCATGCTGGCCGATGTCACCGACCCGACCACATTCACCACGCAGGCCTCTTTCGGACTTTCCGAGGGAATCTACATGGTGGCGACGATGGCCGCCGCAACCGGCACGCCGTCAAGCAGCGAGACGACGCAGCAGACGACCTTGGTCGGGACAGGCGCCAGCAGTTATGCGCTCAAAGTCATGTTCGGCGATTGGGTGTATTGGCTCGACACCACGAACCAAGTGCAGCGGCTCGTCAGCCCGCAGGCCTTCGTCGCCGGCCTGCTTTCCAATCTTTCGCCCAACCGCTCAAGCCTGAACAAGCAGATCTTCGGTGTGATCGGCACGCAACAGAGCGGTCTGCCCAGCTCGACCCAGAGCCAGACCTACGCAGAGGCTGACCTTCAGGTCATTTTCGGCAGCGGCTCGGCGCCCTCGTTCGATGTCATCACGAACCCGATCCCGGCCGGCGCTCAATGGGGCGTCCGCGGCGGCTTCAATACTTCCGCGACCCAGGGCACGAACGACGACAGCTACCCGCGCATGACGAACTATCTGGCGGCAACGCTTAATGCCGGCATGGGCAAGTTCGTCGGTCGCACGATCACACCTAGCCTGTTTGTGGAGGTGGCCTCGGTCCTGACCAACTACCTGAACGGCCTCTTGCAGCAAGGCCTGCTGTCGATGACGACGACGGCGAGCGGCAACTCTGTGCCGCCGTTCACCGTCACATGCAACGCCTCGAACAACCCCCAGGCGCGGACGGCGATCGGCTATCTGCAAGCCGATGTCCGCGTTCAGTATCAGGGGATTGTCAAGTTCTTTATCTTGAACCTGCAGGGCGGCAGCACCGTCACGATCTCGCAATCTTAATCGCTGAGACCAAGGAAACACCATGGCGACGAATACCACGTTCACGGTCGGGCGTGATTGCTCGTCCGTTCTCACGACGCCCTATGGCACCAACATCACGCTCCCGCTCGGCACCCAGATCACCTGGAAGCGTGAATACACCACGGCGAAATCGACCCCGCTCAACACGCCGACCGTTGAGCGTCCGCTACCGATGGGGCATCGGCTCACCTTCGCTTATGACCGCACGGATGCCAGCATCGACAGGGTGTTCTCGCAGATCGAGGCGAACTGGTGGGCCGGCGGCACCCCGGATGGGGGCACCAATGCATCCGGCGCCGCGTTCATCTATGTGAATGAGGCATCGGGTGGCCAGACGACCTACAACTTCCAGAATGCGGCGATCAGCCAAACGGACGGCGGCACGTTCTCGGTCGAGAACCCCGTCAAGGGCGAGATCGCGGTGTTCGCGCCGACGATGGTGATGTCGTGAGCGACGAGACGCCGACGCAGGCGATCGTCCGGGCCTCGGCCCCGCAGGATGTGACGCTCGACGCGAATGGCCGCAAGATCCTGGTGCGCGTTATGACGCCCGTGGAGCAGTTCCGATTCAAGAAGGTCATCGGCAAGTTCATGGACAACGGCGGCTATATGATGGATGCCATGATGGCCGCCAGTGTGCGCGCGGTCGATGGCATGCCGATGCCGTTTCCGCAATCCGAAGCAAACGTCGAGTTCATCCTCGAAAGGCTCGCGACGGACGGCTGGGCGATGGTGCAGGACCATTTCATGTCGCTCGCCAATGACGACGCCGAGGAGATAGACGCGGCAAAAAACTAGCTCGGGATGCCGGCTTTCGTCAGAGGCTTTACCTCGCCCGAAACGGCATCCCTTTCGATGTGGCGTTCAGCCTGTCTGACGCCGAAGCGCTAGCCTTCATGGTGGCGACGGCTGAAGACCTCAATCGCAAGCTGAAGTTCGACTGGTCGAGGATGGAGTTCATTGAGACATGAACCTCATGTCACTAGCCGACTTTGCAGCAAAGCTGACGGACCTCACAGTCGCGGTGCATGAGGAATCTGCGCTCGCGCTGGAGCATGCTGCGCAAGTCGTGGAAGCTGAGGCGAAAGCATCCATCTCGCACCTTCAGGATGACGCTGGCCCGTTCGTGGCATGGGCGGACCTGAAGCCTGCCACCATCGACGAAAAGGTGAGGCTTGGGCTGCCGCCCGACATCAACGCCGAGGGCAGTCCGCTTGAGCGGACGGGCGCGATGCGGGATAGCATCCAGCATGCTGTGGCGCCCGACATAACCGGCGGCACGGCGCACATTGGTTCCAACGATCCGGTCGCCGAATATCAGGAGCTTGGGACCGAGCACATACCGCCGCGGTCATTCCTGGGCGGCGCGCTGTTCCGCAAGACCGATCAGGTCAAGGCCATCGTGGGGGCGTATGTCGTCGGCGCGTTGGTTGGCGATCGGGTCCACAATGCGTCGGTATCTGTGATCGAAGAGTAGGTCAGTTGCTCGTCTTGATGAAGGGCAGTGGAACCCAGAAACTGACATCGGCGGCGACAGCTATTCGAGCAAAGCGCCCATCGGCGGCAGTCTCCGTGACCAGAAACTGACCGTCGCCAGGCCCAAACGCTCGGCATCCCGCGACGAGCGCTGCCGAAACTACCCTTTGTTCATCATCGGAATCATCCCGCTTGGATGCCGCCATGAAGTCCCCGAAAGCAGCGCGGTCTACACTTTCGGTTGGGCATCCCAAGGTCGGAGAAATAAACTCGATCGTATCTCCCTGCTGCGGCATGCAGAAAGCTGCGCCTGGGATTGCAACGCACATGGCAAGCGCAAGTGCGCTTAGACTGCGCATTTCAGTTCCCAGTCGCCCAAAGGACGATCATCAGCAGGAAGATGCCAAGCGGTATCGCGACTGCGACCGCGGCGACCAGAAGTCCGATCTTGAGGCCGTCCCTCACGGCCTCCTTCGAATTCCGCGGACGCGACCACATAGACCGGGCTCGGTTGAACTCCCGCGCCAGATAGGCCTCCCGCCTTACGCGGAATGAGGCACCGTCATCCTCGAAGTCGTCGATCGGGTCCAACGACCCGTCCGGCCGGATGGTTTTTTTCATGAGGGCTCCTTGAATGGTCAGTATAGCACGACCCGGGGCGCTCCTGGAACGAGGCGGCTAGCCTGTGGCGGATGTCTATCGCATCGGCGTGGCAATCAGCCTCACGAACAACGTTAGCGCGGCTCTGCGTGTCATTCAGCGCGACGTGCTGGGGCTAGGACGGTCGGTCGACTTGACCCAAGGCAAGTTCGACCGCCTGAAGCTAGCCATTGGCGGCGCTGCTGCCGCTTTTGTTGGCGTCGGGATGCTGAAGGGGTTCGATGCGCTGGCCAATGCTGGCGGCGAGTTGCTGAACCAGCAGCAGAAGATCCTGGCGGCCGGTACCACACAGTCGGACCTCGCCAAGGAAATGGCGACCGCCTACCAGATGGCGGCCATCTCTGGGTCTACGCTGGCTCAAAACCTCAAGATGGTGGCGGACCTCCGCTCGGTGCTGGGATACAGCAATCTCGGCGAAGCGCAGGCGTTGGCGCCCACCATGCTCCGCGCGGGTATTGCCGCTGGCAATCTCACGGGCATGGACCCTGAGCAGGCTGCGTACAACATTGCCCTGATTGAGGACCGTCTCGGTTACACGCTGAACCAGAAGACCGGCAAGCTGGACGCCGATCGGGCTGGGCAGATGGCCAACCTCATCGACGCCATCATCTCGGGCACCAATGGCCGCGTCGATACGCAGCAGCTTCTGATGTTCGCGCAGCGCGCGCTGGCGTCGGGCAAGCTTCTCTCGACCCAAGGCCTGATTAATCTCGTTCCCATCATCCAAGCTATGACCGGCACGATCGCGGGGACGGCGCTGACCGCCTTTGACAAGGCGCTTGTGGGCGGGGTCATGACGACCCGCGGCACATCCTGGCTTCAAGGCTTGGGCTTGTATAATGGCCCTACCAAGAAAGAGGGATCGGGCTACGTTCGAATGAACCCGAACGATATCGCCGGCAGCGGTATCGTTGGCCTAGACCCGCAAGCTTGGGTTAACCAATACTTGTTACCCGCCCTTCGGTCGGCTGTCGGCCCCAAAGGCACGCTTCAGGACATGCTGAAGTTGCTGGCGCAGAGCGGCTTCGCAAATACGACGGTTCGGTTCCTCTCGGAACTCGTCGGCTCGTCCGTGCAAAACGCCAAGGATGTGCAGAACATCAACGTGGCGGCCGGGGCTGACCAGTACGGCAAGATGATGCAGAGCCTGGCGGGCGCGGAGGGCAATTTCACATCGGCCTTGAACAGCCTTTGGCAAGCTCTCGGCCTCCCAGCTGCTACGATGGGCGTCAAGATCCTCAACACGCTTTCGGGTGGCATCCGCAACTTCACCCAATGGGTAGGCGCGCACCCCGCTTATGCCGATGCGATGGTAAAGGCGCTGCTCGGGCTTGGTGCAGCGCTCACCGTTCTGGGCGGCGCAGCGGTCGTGGCGGCAATCGCCACAATGATTGGCAGCGGCGGCACGATCGCGCTGGTTGGGGCTGCTCTCGTCGGCATTTCGGCGGTTTTTTTGTCCCTTCGCGATCCCGTCGCCGATGCAAAGGCGGTCTTCAAGGCGGTTGGCGGCTGGGTCGTCGACCTCACCAAAGACGTAACGGGATTGGCGCATCCATTTCAGACCTTGAGCAACGACTTCAAGATCGCGGCCGGCTGGGTGGATGGCTTGGCTGCGTCTCTGGGCGCGCTGGCGAACCCGATCCAGGCCCTAGAGAAACTGCTTGGCTTCTTTGGGCCATCTTCGGCTGCTTCGATCCACGGCGCCTATGGCCGCCATGTTCCGACCGCCCTCCCAGCCCCTTCACCAGCAGCAGCCGTTCCACCTCCGGCCAGCACGATCCACGGCGCCTATGGCCGGCATGTCCCGCAACAGCTCGGCGAAGCTGACATCCCCGCCGACAATGCGGTCATCGCCAACTGGATTCGCAGCGGCGCCCCAATGACAGTTACCAACACCGGCGACATCGCCCGCGGCGCCAATGCCTTCGTGGGTCGCCAGCTTGGGCGGCCAAACACGGGCGCCACGGGCGTCAACCTGCGGGCCACGCCTGCCGGCAGTGCCGCGCTCGCAATACCGGCGTACGGCTGATGAGTGGCGTCCTGACGGCCCTTGAGACCATCGGCGCGCTGTTCGGCGGCTATGGCATTGTCACGCTCGGCCCCGTGGTCTTCCAGGGTCAGGAAGTCCCAGAGAAGATCGGGATTGGCGGCGCGCAATCGCTGAAGGTCCACAAGCTCCCTGGGGGCCTGCGTGTCATTGATGCGATGGGTCGAGATGACAGGTCGCTCAGTTGGTCCGGCATCATGCTGGGCGTGGGCGCAGAGCAGCGGATGCTGCTGCTCGACAGCCTGCGTGTGTCGGGGCAGGAAATCACCCTCGCCTTCGGCACCATGTCCTATACCGTGGTCGTGTCAGAGTTCACGGGCGACTATCGGCGCACGAACTGGTGCGAATATTCGATCTCGTGCGAGGTCTTGGTCGACAACTCGGCGCAGTTCGCGAGTGTATTGCCGACCGACCTTCAGCAAATCACAAGCGACATCGGCTCCGCACTTGGCTACATTCCGTCCGATCTCCCAGGCATCGCTAGCGTGGTCGGCAGCGCACAAACGGCGCTGGCCGTCACGGGCGCCATCAGCCAGGGATCAGCCGCCTTCACAGCGGCAACCGCAGCCGTGGGCTCGGCCGTGTCGTCTGTCAGCAATGGCATCTCGTCAGCCGGCGCGTCCATCGCAACGCTCGCTAGCGGCGCCGCTGGCATCCTTGGCACGGACAGCGGTTTCGCAGCCACGGGCGCGGCCATCGCGAACATGGCGACTGCGGTAACTTCGTCCGGCGATGTGGCGGGCCTTGTGACAGCGGGCGGCTATCTCGGCCGGGTCGCTACCAATCTGGCGAATGCGGGGGCGTGATGCAGACCATCACAGTCTCTGGCGGAAATTTGTTCTCCATCGCCGCCCAATATTTGACCGATGCCACACAGTGGATTCGCATCGCTCAGCAGAACAGCTTGACTGACCCCATGCTGCCGACCGGCTCGACGACCTTGGTCATCCCAAACGTCAATGCCGCGGCAACCGGCGGCGTGCCTTCGCAGTGAGCGGCGCCTATGGCCCAGTCCCCGGCCCGACGCTTCGCGCGCCACGCGCCCAGGTGATGCTGAACGGCCAAGTGATGCCCGGGCTTGTCGGCCTTTCTGTCGGCCTGAACAACAACTTCGAAGCGGCGCAATTCACCGTCGACGCCAACATTGAGGACACCTATCCGACCAACGCCGCGTGGTGGAGCACGCAGACAAAGGTCTCGGCCGTCATCCAGATCGGCTATCAGACTGGGGGCACGGTGGCTTGGCAGACAGTCCTCTCCGGCGTGGTCGATGACTATGAAATCGACCTCGACAACCGCACGCTGACGCTGAACGGACGCGACCTGGCGGCGCAGCTTATTGACACCAAGACGGCCGAAACCTACAGCAACCAGACATCGAGCGAGATCGCGAATATCCTTGCGAATTCGGTCGGCCTGACGCCCGTGGTCACAGCGACCACAACGCCAGTCGGTCGCTACTACCAGATCGACCACGCCCGCCTGTCCTTGGGTGCGTTCCATAGCGACATCACGCAATGGGATCTGCTCATCTACCTCGCGCAGCAGGAGGGCTTTGATCTCTTCGTCTCTGGTGGCTCGCTCTACTTCCAGCCAGCCGCTACCCCCGACACATCCTACAACATCTTTTGGCGGCTCGGGCAGGACGGCGTTCCTAGTGCCAATGTCATGGGGCTCAAGCTGCAGCACGCATTGACCCTTGCGAAAGGCGTCTCGGTGACGGTGAAGTCGTGGCACAGCGGCTTGCGGCGCCCGATCGTGGCGAAGGCCGCCGATCCGAACTACGCTGGCAAGAGCGGCGACGGAACGCAGGATTTCGTGTTCTATGTGCCCAACCTGACGCCGCAGCAGGCGATCAACCTCGCTAATCAGCGCTATGCCGACATCACGCGCCATCTGCGTAAGATTTCGTTCGACGCGCCCGGTGATCTGGTCCTCTCGCCGCGCTTTGTCGTGCAGTTGAACGGCACCGGCACCGCTTTCGATACGAACTACTACCCCGACATGATCCGGTTCACCTATTCGCAAGATGATGGGTTCTGCATGTCGGTGACAGCCAAGAACATCCCTCCAACGCCGACTCAGTTGATCTGATGAGCATCGCGGGGGAGATGAAGCGGCACGCGGTCGGCGCCGCTATGCAGCTTGGCGTGCCGAGGTTTGGCCTCGTCGAGAGCGTCGATCCGAGCGCCTATACGGCCAAGGTCAAGCTGCAACCTGACGGCGTTTTGACGAGCTGGCTGCCGATTGCCTCGGCATGGATCGGCGCCGGTTGGGGGCTTGTGTGCCCGCCAAACGTCGGCGATCAGGTCATTGTGGCGCCCCATGATGGTGATGCAGACAACCTCGTGATCATCGGCCGCGTCTATTCGCAAGCGCAGATGCCGCCGGCTGGCATCTCGGGGGAATTCTGGCTTGTACACAAAACGGGCTCCTTCCTAAAGCTCACGAACGACGGAAACATCCAATCCCAGGCGCCTATTTGGACGCACACCGGCGCCATCCACGCCACGGGCGAGATCGTCAGAGGCTTTGGCACTAGCGATCAAGTCACGCTCGGGGGTCACATCCACGATCAGGCTACTGATAGCGCGGGAGACGGAGAGGAGCCTACCACGCCTCCTGTGGCAGGCACATGACCGACCTTTCCCATAACTTCGGCGGCGACCTCCAAGTCAGCGCGTCGGGCGATCTCTTGCTTGCATCGGGCACAACTGTCGTCCAGCAGCGCGTCATCCGTAGGCTGCTCACAAACCAAGGCGATTACATTTGGCAGCTTGCCTATGGCGCCGGCCTTCGTGAGCAGGTCGGCCAGGACACGAACCTGATCACCATTCAGAACATCGTTCGCTCCCAAATCTTTGCCGAGGCCGATGTCGCCCAGGTTCCAGCCCCTGTCATTACCGCGACCCGTGACGTGACAGGGAATGTCTCGGTGACAATAGCCTATGTCGACGCATCAAGCGGCACCATCCAGACTCTCACCTTCCAGGTTTAGCCGATGGCATTGTCGCTGCAGAATTTCGCGACCATGGTCCAAAACATGGCCGCAGCGGTGCAGGGCGCGGCCTCGCAGCTCATCGACCTCACGATCGGCTCTACGCTGCGCGCGATCCTGGAAGCGACCGCTAGCGTCAGCCTGTGGTTGCAGTATCTTATCCTGATCGTGCTCCAGGGCACGCGCCTGGCGACCAGCGCGGGAACCCAAGTTGATACTTTCGGAGCAGATTTCGGCTTCACTCGGCTGCCGGCGACCTACGCGACCGGCGCCGTCACCTTTTCGCGCTTCACGGCAACCAACTCGGCACTGATTCCGATCGGCGCCCAGGTGCGGACAGCCGATGGGACGCAGACGTTCGCAGTCACGGAAGACACCACCAACTCGCTGTGGAGCGCATCACTTAACGGCTACCTGATCCCCGCCACGGTCGCGAGCGGCACGGTTCCGGTGATCGCGGTGAATGCAGGCACGCAGGGCAACATCGTCGCTGGTGCCATCAACCTGATTGTCGGCGCGATTTCTGGCCTCGACACTGTGACCAACGCGCTGGCCTACACGAATGGCGCCAACGCCGAGTCCGACGCCGCTTTCAGGTCGCGGTTCGTGAACTTCATCAACAGCCGCGCGCGTGCCACGTTGGCGGCCGTCACAAACGCGGTTCTCTCGGTCCAGCAGGGTTTGACGTGCCAGATCGTCTCGAACGTCGACACGGCAGGTAATTTCCTCGCCGGCAATTTCGTGGCCTACGTCGATGACGGCACGGGCTATCCCTCGTCGCCGCTCCTTGCTGAGGTTTCGGCCGCAGTTGATGCGGTTCGCGGCCTGACGATCAGCTACAACATCCAGCCGCCTACCGTCATATCGGCAGCCGTCGTGATGACGATCGTGGCCGCACCAGGCTACACCTCGTCCAATCTCACGGGGCCAGTGGCGACTGCGCTCACGGCCTTCATCAATGGCCTTGGGATGGGCGTGGCGCTTCCCTATTCGCGCCTCGCCCAGGTGGCCTATGGCGTGACTGGGGTGGCCAATGTCACGGGCGTGACCCTGAACTCTGGAACCGCCGACATCGGCGGCGCTCAGGGCGATTCGGTCCACGTCGGCTCGCTGACGATCAATCCGGGCTGACGGCATGGCGACGGGCGATCAAACCGACATGCTGGCCCGCATCAAGGCGGTGTTGCCAGCGGATTGGTTTCCACTCACTGCGGCCGGTCAGGCAAGCGCCACGCCGATCCTGGATGGCGTCCTGTCCGGGGTCGCGTGGTCGCTGGCCTTTGCCTATTCGCTCTTGCAGTATGCCCAGGCGCAGACCCGCATCCTTACCTCAACGGATGTCTTCCTCGACCTCATCTCCCTCGACTATTTCGGCACATCGCTCCCCCGCAAAGCCTCCGAGGGCGATGCCGCGTTCCAAGCCCGCATCCTCGCCGCCCTTCTGCCTGACGGCGCCACGCGCGCGGCGCTGATCGCCAAGCTGACGGCCCTGACGGGTCACGCGCCCAAGGTCTTCGAGCCGCGGCGGCCGGCGGATACCGGAGGCTACAACACCGGCTATCTCGGCTGGGGCGTGGCGGGTGGCTGGGGCGACATGAACCTGCCCTACCAGTGCTTCGTGACGGCCTATCGCCCTTCAGGCGGCGGCATTGCGCTGATGCAGGGCTGGGGCACATCGGGCGGGACATACGCTGCCGGCGGCTGGGGCACAGGCCTCATCGAATATGCCGACCGATCCATGATCCAAGGCCAGATCACTGACGCGGACATTGAGCAGGCGGTTGCGGCGGTCATACCGGAAGGCACCATCGCCTGGATGAACATCACGAACGCTCCTTAGAATTCGACTTAGTAATCAAGAAATCCAGGCACCTCCGGGTGCCTTTTTATTGGAGTCCGTCTTTGGACCGCAGAATCGTCTATCCAGCATCAATCCCGCTCGACACTGACTTCCTCTTTATGGAACAGCGCGCGATGGTCGCGCTTGGCTATATCGCGGAGATGTTGGGCGGAACGTCGGGCATCGTGTTTGATCTCGCATGCACGCCGACATCTCCGGCCTCAATGGTCGTCAACATCGGCCGGGGCGCCATCACCGCGCTCGCTGAGGTCGATGCCACGGCATTCGGCTCGCTTGGCACTGACACTGCAGCCCTGGTCAAGATGGGCATCAACGAGGCCGCCACGCCCTTCACGCTGACGGCGCCCGGCACATCGGGTCAGTCCATCAATTATCTGATCGAAGCGCAGATGCTGGAACAGGACGGCACGCCGATCGTTCTGCCCTACGTCAACGCGGCCAATCCCTCGATGCCCTACGCCGGCCCCGGCAACAGCGGCACGGCTCAGAACACGGTGCGCGCACAGTCGGTCGGACTCCAGCTCAAGGCCGGCGCTGCCGCCACGACAGGCACGCAGACCACGCCATTGGTTGATGGCGGCTGGGTCGGGCTCTACATCATCACCGTCAACTACGGCCAAACGACCGTTACGTCGTCTTCGATTTCGGTTTATCCGGGGGCGCCGTTCATCGGTGGGGGCGCTGTCACCCTGGGCCGTCTCATCAACGTCCAGAAGTTTTCTGGATCTGGCACCTACACCCCAACACCAGGGACAACCGAATGCATCGCCGAAGTCGTCGGCGGTGGCGGCTCTGGCGGCGGAGCGCAAGCCACTTCGGCTGGCCAGACTTCCTATGGAGGCGGCGGCGGTGGTGGCGGCTATGCAAAGGGCCGCTACCCTGTCGCAACCCTGACTGGCCTTGCTGTGACCGTTGGCGCTGGCGGCTTCATAAGCTCGGGGAACGGCAACCCCGGCAACTCCTCTTCCATCGGAAGCGTCATCAGCGCCACGGGCGGCGGCGGTGGATCGGTGGCTTTGGCCAACACGCCGCCCGCCATGGCCGCCGGCGGTGCCAGTGGCATCGGTAGCGGGGGCAACATCCTGAACTCAGGCGGCGGCCCTGGCGGCGCGGGGATCGCGCTCTCCGTGGGAAACGGCCAAGCCGGCTTTGGTGGCGGCTCCGCGCTGACTGGTGGTGTTGTGGGTCCGTATTCGAACACAGCGGGCGGCAACGCTGGCTTCGGCCCCGGCTGCGGCTCTTCCGGCGCGTCCAGTCAGAACGGCGGCGGCACCGAATCATCCGCAAGCGCGGCGGCGGGAATCGTCATCATCTACGAGTATAGCTAATGGCCCAGCAACCTTACGCGGTGATCGCGACATCCGCCGGCACCGTGAGCGATCAGACAGTCGTCGTGCGCCAAGTCGTCAATGTCGTCCTCTGGGATGGCGTGACACCATGGTCACCACCCGCCGGCACCGAGACGCGCGCCGATCCCACGGGCTCGCTGCAGATCGGTCAAACGACGACCATCTGATTCCAGCACCACGGAGAAGATTGAATGACCACTCCCGCGTGGACGGTGAATCTCGGCCTGGGCACGGCCAGCGGCACAGCGCTCGTCGAGCCTACGGCGGCTGAATACGCACGCCAGCCGGTGACGTTCACCGCGTTCCCGAGTTTCACAAGCCCCATGGACCAAGCTGCCAACTTTGGCGCGACAGTTACTTCGTGGGGGACACTGACATCCTGGGCGATTTTTGACGCAGCTGGCAATCAGATGTGCCCGGTCAAGCCGCTGTCCGCGTCTATCAATGGCGCCCCTGGGCAGACCGTCAGCGTCATGGCGGGCGGGATCGTGGTGACCCTCGCGTGACCACTGGTGCAAACACGATCACGGTCAGCGCTGCCGCTACGGCGGTTGCCTGGGTGCCGTCGCAGGACCGCACCATCATCGTGCCGGCGATGTCGAGCGCAAACGTCCGGGGCATTGCCGCGTCTACGGCGTCGACTTTCACTATGGCGCCCGTTCAGGCCGGGTCTGATCTCGATTTCAGCTTCGACGTATCGGCGAACATTGCCTTTGGCGATACCATTGAAACCGTCGTCGCCAGTGTGGCGCCCACAACGCTGACGATCGTATTCGCTGGCGGCACCGGGAGTTTGGCCACGATCTGGGTCAAAGGTCTGGTGGCTGGGCAGGCTTACCTGTTCAGCGTCACCATCGTGACGCGTCAGGGGCGCACGATCCATCTTTCTGCAACGCTCACGGTGCCAGGCTTTCCATCGGTTCCTGGCACGGTGACCGTTGTCACGGTCCCGCAGAGTTACGTGGACAATGCAGTAGGCACCGAGGCCGCGATCCGCGCGGCCTCAATGTCGGGTTTGCAAAGCGGCCTCGCCTCGGAAGCAACGACGCGAGCCGCGGCGGACACGGCGATCAGCGCCGCGGCCGCGCAGCGCGCGAACAATCTGTCCGATCTGGCGTCAACGAATTCCGCGCGCGAAAACCTAGGCCTCGGCGACGCCGCCGTCCTCAACGTCGGCACGATCGCCGGGACGGTGGCGGACGGTGGAGCGCTTGCGGCCACTGCAGAGCTTGCCTCCGCCGCTCTCCCCGCCGCTTCTCTCCCCGCCGCCTTGGCACCCTATGCGCCCCTTGTGGCCGCCCCACTCGTCAATCCCACCACGACCACGCCGCCGCAGTCCGACTCCTCTGCTTTGGTCCCAAACACCTCATGGGTCCAATCCGCAATCTCCGCCGTTTCTGGAGGCTATGCCCAGCATGCGAGCGTCAGCGCGGTAGCGACGGGCAACGTCAGTCTCGCCGCGCCAGGCGCCACGATTGATGGCGTGACGCTCGTCACGGGCAATCGCATCCTGCTGACGGGGCAGACAACGGCCTCGCAGAACGGCTACTGGGTGTGGACCGGAAGCGCCGCGGCCCTCACGCGCCCCGCCGACTGGGCGAGTGGCAGCACGCAGGGCGGCGGCAAGCAGGCGGTGGCTCTGACCCTCGGTGGCACCGTCAACGCCGGCATCTCCTGGGCCTGCACGACTACAGGCGCCATCGTTGTGGACACCACGGCGACCGCGTGGACGCAATCATCGTTTCAGAGCCCCATCATCGCCGGACAGGGGCTGCAGCTCACGGGCGGTGTGCTGGCACTGGCAAACGCCTACACGGTGCCGGGCGCGGTCATCCCAGGCACAACTATCGCGCCCCTGGACCTGCTTCTTGATGGCCACAACCGCGTCATCCAAGCATCAGACACCGGAACCCTGTATCAGGCCGCCAGCACGGGGCTTGTGGCGGCGCCGAACGCCGCTGCTCTTGCGGCGACCAACGCCACAATCTCCACCGAGACGGCTGCCCGCGCTGCGCTGATCGAAACGGCAACCACCGTTATTCCCAATCCGCCAGAGACCCTGGCCGAGATCGTGCTCGACGAACAAAATCGCGTTGTGCAGGCGCGAGGCGACAGCGGCGCCGTCTATCTGCCTGTCGCGTCTGGGCTGGATGCGGTCGTCACCAAGACCGAGCTGACCGAGACTTATCAAGGCCGCGTCTTTGTGCCCGGCTTTAGCTCGCCCGTCAGCGTGACGCTTGATTCGGAATACCGCGTCACTGAGATGCTTCTGGAGAGCGGGACCAGCTACACTCAAATCGCGACCGGACTTGATAGAGTCGTTACCGCATCACAAGTGCCGGATAGCTACACATCCGCTGCGGTCGTCGTCCCAGGGTTCGGGCCAGCGGCTGATGTGACGATAGATCCATCAAACCGAGTCACCAATCTCGTCACGTCTTCGGGCTCCAGCTATGGCGCGACTGCAGCCGGCCTAGTGGCGCCTTCTGCATCCGCGCAGAACCCCCTGCACTTCGACGTGGTTGTCTATGGGGGCACAATCGGCGGCATCATGGCGGCTTACCGGGCGTCCGTACAATACGGGCTGCGCGTCTGCATCATTGAGGCCACGCACTGGCTCGGCGGTGCGAGCGCTGCGGTTGGCTTGTCATTTGTCGATCAACCTGCCACGCCAGGTCAGATCGGGGGGGATACCTACAACACTTGGTTCGGCACAATCGTATCAATCGATGGATCGTCTGCTCATCGCTACCAGTATGAGCCTAAGACCGGCCAGCAGACCGCGAACCAGCTGGCGGCGAAAGCGGCCGTCCTGTCCATCACCGACAGCCCAATCTACGGGCCGAGCGATCTGCTGATAAGCACGGGCCTCCTCGGCGTCACCATTCTCGGGATCATGACCCGCGTGGGTTTGGTGACCGGAACGCAATTCATTGACGCATCCTACGAAGCGGACTTGGGGATTGCGGCTCTTGGCATGTCCTACTTCACGATCGGCCGCGAATCGACTGCAACCTATGGGGAAAGCGCCGCGGGATTCCAGCCGGGAAGCGCCGCTACCTACGCAGTCTCAGACAACCAATACTACCCCGTCATTCCGACCATAACCGGAACGACTGGACAGGCCGACAACATGGTTCAGTCCTGGGGGTTTCGCGGGGCTCTTACACGAACCGCTGGCAACGTCATCCCGTTCTTCGAGCCGCCCGGCTACAATAACCAAAACTATATAGCCCAACTTGGAATCTATGCGGACCAGGGTATTACGGCGTTCGCTAGGCCAGTTTCGAACCAAGTATTCTACCAAGGGGGTCTTCCCAATGGGAAGATTGCCGTCAACGGAGGTGACCTTCCCAACTACGCCAGCGCGTATTGCTCGGCAAACTGGAACACGCGCAAAGGCCTCATGCAGCAGCTGGGCTATTATTACATGGGCCTCCTGTACTGCATTCAGAGCGATCCTCTTACGGCGACTCTTGGTCTTTCGGCCCTTCAAGCCGACAGCCAAGGATGCGGATACTGCGCCGATGAATTCGTTGGCTCTCCTTTCGGAAACGGCGTCCCAATGTGGGGTTATCTCCGCGAAGGTCCGCGGTTCACGGGTGCCGCCTTGGTAATAACGCAAGCATACACAACCGGCTCGGGGATTGCCGTAAGCGATCCCGTTTGCACCTATAATTATGCGCAAGATTTCCACAACGGCCACCTCTATGCCGTCAACGCTTCGTCCAATAGTGGCGTGGTCTCGGAAGGCTTCCCCCCTCTCTCCGGCGCGGCTCCGGTGGTCGGAATGTCGGCGCGGACGATGCAGACGGCGGTTGGTGGATCGCCCAACCTACAAATTAGCACCGCGTTTGGCGCTTCACACATTGGATGGGGACCGCTTCGGCTTGAGCCCAACTTTGGGATGATGGGCGAAGGTGCGGGCGTGATCGCCGCTCAATCCGTCCTCTCAGGCGCGCCAGTTCAAGGCTTCAACTATTCCGCCGTAGCAGCAGCCCTTACCGCTCGCGGTTCAATTCTTTAAGGACCCCGCAATGACCGTTACCGTTCGCCAACTTTCGCAAGCGATTGCGAATGAGAACCTGCCTGTCGCGATCACGAACCCTACTGAACTCGCTATCTACAACGCGGGTCCGACTGCATGGTGGTCAAACAACCAAGCCACGATGAAGGGGGTTATCACCAGCAGCCCATTCACATGGCAGGACCGTGTAAGCCTGACTCCGCTGACGGCTGCCATCAGTGGGACGCAGCCGATCCCAAGCACTGATTCGATCTCCGGCATCCCCTATCTTGCAATGGGTTACGGCGGGTCTCTTGCGCAGACGAATTTCACCTTGGCCCAGATACTAATACATCTGGGTGGAACGGGATACGTCACCGGGGACACGGGCACGGACGCGAACGGAACGGTCTTCAATCTTACCGCATCTGCGGGCGCTGTCACGGGAGCCACAGTGCGGACGCTCGGGACATACTCGTCCTATCCTTCCAATCCGGTCTCTTTTGTCAGCACCTCGGGTGCTGGGACTGGATGCGCTCTTGATCTAGACTTCGAGTCCCCGAACGGCGGCGTAATCACTGCAGCCGGGTCCACTCTTCTGCCGACCTCAGGGCCGCTCTCCTTTGTTGCCGCGTTTCGTTGCCCTGTTGTAGGCGGCGTGGCCGGAGCAACCCCTGGGGGGGTGCTTCTCGGAAACGCGCTTAGCCAATCCAAATTCGCGGACGTTGCTGCAAACATTCGGCTTACCGGACTGGGGGTTGGATACGGACCAGGCGGAAACGCCGGAAAGTTGGTATTCCGCGTCAGTGGCGATGCAAGGATTTGCTTCCCGTCTGCGGCCCAGGATCTCCGTGACGGAAACTGGCACGTTGGGATTGGTGGTATGACGCCGTCCGCCGGAGCCGCGAACCTCTGCCTCGACACGGGGCAGATCGCAACGCTGTCGATTCCGACCAACACGACCATCAATAGCACGCCAGGCGCGCAGATGATTCGTGTTGGTGATGCCGGCTTGCCTACCAGCCTCCCGGTCTTCGGGTGGTCCGGAGATATTGGCGACATGATGGTCTGGCCGATTGATCTCACGGCCTCCGCCAATACCGCAACGCGCCAGCTCGTGGGGAACTACCTCAATGCCAAATATGGCGTCAGCGGAACGTGGTCATAGCCCCATGCGCATCCTTCTCGTAGCCCTCTGCGCGGCGTTCGCTCTCGCGCGCCCAGCCCTCGCCCAGCAGGCGATCCAGACGCCCAATGGGGCCGTCGTCCCGACGGTGGGGGCGTTCCCGGTCGTCAATGGCGCCCCGGTTTCGAACTCAAACCCACTGCCAACCACGCCCGCTACGGGCGCCGCATCATCCACCCAGTCGATCACGCAGACGACCGTCGCAGTCTCCGCCAACACCGACACCGTGGTCTCGGCCGCCAGCACGACGTTGCGATCGCTCGGCATCTTTGTTCAGACATCCGGTGCGCCTTGCAACCTTGCGTTCGGAATCGCCGCAGCGTCTGGCGTCGGGCTGCTGCTCGGATCGGGCTCGACCATCGGCTATGGCTACACCTGGGGGGCAGCCGATCCGCCGCCGAACAATGCGGTGCATGCTTACTGCACGACTGCCGCCACCATCGTCGTCTGGCAAGGAAACTAACCATGCGCAAGCTCCTACCTCTCGTCGCACTCCTTTGCACCCTCGCATCAGGCGCGTGGGCCGGGCCAGTCGGCTCTTCTTCTCCGCCGTTCGGGATAACATCTGCGTCTTTCGCGGGCATGGACCCCACGGGTGCTACTGACAGTTCCGGCGGTCTGGCTCTGGCCTGCGCATCAAGCCGTCGTGTACAGTTCCCCGCAGGCACTTACACCATTCACCTCAAGGCAGGGGTGTCATCACCGTGCGTTTTCCCCTCAGGCGGCGGGGCCATCATTCAAGGGGAGGGCGCGAAAACCATTTTTAACGTTATCAACGATGACGGCGCATTCCACACGATATTCAGCGCGTCCGGCCCCACGACGGCGCTAAAAGACTTCACTCTGAACTATACGGGTGTCGTCGGGTCTTCCGACACCACAATCATGGTTGCTACGGCTAGCACGACCGTCATGTTGGACAATCTGACGGTTAACGGTGGCATTGCTACCACCTCATCTTCGACCCTGAATTGGAAGTTCAACCCGCTTCAATACGCGGGTAATACCGCCGACGTGACGGTGCAAAATTCCCGCTTCACGGCGACCGGATATATCGCGCAGAAGTCCAATGCGCAGACGACAGGCAGCATCAAGCTCCATTATTACAACAACACCTTCAATCAGATGTGGGGAGACCTGCTCAACAATTCGCCGCTCGGAGCCTGCACCGACATTGATATTGAGCACAATACTTTCTATGACAACCTCTGGACGACCGCCTATGGTGGCGGCGGGAACGGACAGTTCTGGATTTCGGTGGCAGGTTGCCAGTCGGCTCGGATTATCTCAAATACCGGCACAGGTCTCGTTGAAGCTGGCGTGCATTTTGAGGACAGCACCGCGCACCTCATCATTGCCGACAACAATTTCAACCCCAACGGCGGCAAGTGCATTGAAGCAGTCCCGAATAATGTCTCTACCAGCGGCGGCGCTTACGTCTCCCCCAGCTACGTCAATATCAGCAACAATGATTGCCTTAACACGGGATCGCTGACGGGCATTACCGGGATCGATGCAGGCATTAATTCTAACGGTCCGGGTATCGTTAACGGCATTATCTCGGGCAACACGCTGACGAACTTTGCCACTGGCATCAAAGACGGCGCGCGGCCTCAGGACGATTTAGAAGTTGTCGGCAACCATATTCTAAGCGGCACACCCGGCACGCAGGGCACTGGCACGATTGGGATACAGGCGCAGCAAGCATCGCAATCCATCCGCGAGAATACAATTGTCGATCAAATCACGGGTGTCCAAGTTTCGGGCGGCGGCACGCTGGGAACGAATACCTTTCAGGACGTGACGACGCCTTGGGCTTCCTCCGGATCGTCTTTTGCAATTACGGGGAGCAAATTCATTATCCCCTCCTACACTCACGCTTGTGGCAGCACCTACGTTGATGTCCCGCTATTCAGCAAAAGCAAGGTAACGTATTTCGGAACGCTGACAGGCTATGACACGGGGTCGGGGGCGACAAATAACGTTGCCTACTCGGCAAACCAAATCGTAACGTCTGGCACGTCAAACGCCACCTTCGTTGCCCCAACGTCGCTTACCAATCCCGCGCAAGGCGCTGCTTTTGTGGCGGGCATTTCCGGGTTTAATCTGACAGTAAGCACGGTCACAAGCGGCACGATTGCGGTGGGACAGCAGATTACGACGGGCGCACTAGCGGGAACTGTAATTACAGGAGGCTCCGGCACCGCGTGGACTGTCAATCTTTCTCAGAGTGTTACTACTGGAACGTCCATGGTGGCGAGTGGCGTCACTACCCCATCGTCTTACAGTCCCGGAAATTTAGCAGCGGGCTCAAAATACAACACGGGCACCGGCACAATCGATGCTTACATGTTCTGTAACGCGACGGCGGGCGCGAACATTACCGTGTATGCTGAGTATCAACTGACCGGTGCAGGTGCGGTAGCGCCGTGAGCCCACACCATACAGGAGCGCTCGGCATGCCGGATTCCAACGATGACCGATCGGCAGAGCAGTGGAGGCCACGCCATGCCCGACGCGGCGCCTGATCCAGGGGCAACACCATGACCCCACCGACCGAAAGCGCCATGTTCATGGGCAATCTTGATCCGATCGAATTTGTGATGGTCGTGCTGACCGCGATGGGAATGTACACGGGCGGCTTGGTCTGGCTGATGCGCAACAACAGCGGGCAGGCGCGCGACATTGCGTCCATCCGCGAAAAGGAAGCGCTCGACATCGGGGCGCTGCGGCTGGAGGTCAACACCGCGATTGAGGCCAGCAAGGCCGTTTTCTCCGAGCGACTGGAAAGCCTGGATCAGCGGGCCGCGCGATCCCGTGCCGAATTGCGCGTCGAGCTGACAGCCCAGATCAGCGACGTGAAGGGCGAGGTCGCGACCATCCGGAAGGAGGGCGCCACGAAGCCGGAATTGCAGGCCGTGGAGGCTCGGCTGACGATTACGATGACGGACCTCAAAGACCAGATCGGGAAAGTCGGTGAAAAGCTAGCGGTCATCCCCGACATGAAGGCGAGCTTGGATTTGCTGGTGCGGCATTTCAATAGAGCGATGGGAGAGAAGGTTTGAGCCTCGAACAACTTGCGGCGGCCTTCATCGGGCCGCTCGAAGCTGCGCACGGTCCGGTCCTGACGGCTTATCGCGATATCGCGGGCGTGTGGACGATCGGCTATGGGACAACCTTCTTCCTGGACGAAGCCGGCGCGCAGGTTCCGGTGACAGAGGGCTTGGTGTGGACTGCCGATCAGTGCATGGCCGCGCTAGCATACGATGTGTCGGCAACCCTGGCGGCGGTGGTCGCGGCCAATACCTGGCACCCTTGGACGAACAGCGAAATCGTTGCCCTTACGAGCCTCGCCTACAACATCGGGCAATCCGCCTACCGCTCGTCTAGCGTCCTGCGGCTGCACAACGAAGGCGACAAAGGCGCAGCAGCAGCCGCGTTTCTCCTCTGGGACAAGGCGCATGTCGATGGAGAACTGCTCACCGTTACCGGGCTGCTGGATCGGCGTAAGGCCGAAGTAGCGAAGTATCTCTCATGAAAAGGACCACCATGATGAACCGTCTCATCCTCTCTGGCGTCGCCCTCATCGCGCTCGCCGGCTGCACTGCCGCCCAGATCACGACCGACACCGCCAAGGTGGCCGCTGCCGTGACCGCCGCGGAGCAGGTCTATGGCATCGCCAAGGGCGAGGCTCTGGCTGCCGCAGCCGCCAACCCTGGCTTGGCGCCGACGATCAACGCCGACATCGCCAAGGCGGATGCCGCAAATGCGGCGCTGGCGGCCGCCGCGCCGCTCGCGTCCGCAGATGTGGCGACCGATGCCGCGACGCTCACCGCCCAGGCCAACGCGCTGCAGCTGGTTGCGGCGCCTGCCATCAAGGTCGTTGGCACGAACTGAAAAGGAGAAGCGTCATGAACCTCGCCCCCCTTCTCGACGCAGCCGCATCGCTGCTTTCGCTCACGCTCATCGGCGCCGTTCCGATCCTGCTGCCGGCCGCGCTGAAGCTGCTCCACGTCAATATCGACGCGGCGCATGAGGCGTCGCTTGAGAACACCATCTCTTCAGCGATCGGCAAGGCCATCCAGTACGGAACCGCCGCCGGTGACCCTCTGCTCGCCAACGTCACCATCAAGAACAGCGCGCTGAATGCGGCTGCCGCCTTTGCCATGGACGACGCGCCCGTGCAGGTCGCGGCGCTGGGCTACACCAAGCAAAGCATCGCCGAGGTCATCGATGCCCGCTTGGCCAAAGCGCTGGCTGCCAAACCAACCGTGGTGGCGGCCCCCGACACGCCGCCCACCGCCGAGGCCGTGAAGACGGCCGCAATGCTGGAGCGAGCTGCGGTGCCCGCCGTTGTTTCCGAGCCGACGCCCGCTCTGGCCCCCGCGTAGGAGGCGGCGATGCTTCTGATCGTGATCCTGCTCGTGCTGCTGCTCGGGGGCGGTGGCTGGGGATACCGGGCCGGGTGGGGCGGCAATCAGCCTGGCAGCCTCCTGGTGCTCGTGCTCGTCATCGTGCTGGTGTTCGCGCTGCTCGGGGGCGGATACCGCTACGGCATTTTGTAGCGCACCGGATACAACGTTGGAAACCTCAACATGAAACTTACTCGCCTCCTGACATTCGAAGAATATGCGGCCATGGGCGATGATGCGGTAGCGAGGGGGTTTTATCGCAACGACAAACGCGTCTTCATCTTGGGTATGGGGTGGCCGGAACCTTGGTATTTTGACCCGACCGGAGAGCGTGAGCGCGCCAACAAGCACGTCATGTTCAAACTTGCCGACCGGGGCGCGCCTAGATTCCTGTCCCCGCACTATTGGCGCGACTGGTCGCATAAGCGCCCGCCGCTCTGCATCGTCTGCCCGAACGGCGAATGGTGGGAAATTGATCGACTATCCAGCAACGGCGACGGTTGGCGGATTGAGGGAGAATGGCCGAATCTGACCGCCTCGCCATCAATCGTCGCCGGCAATTACCATGGCTTTCTTCGGGGTGGGGAATTCACGCCCGATCTTGAGGGGCGCAGTTACCCAGCCCCCGCCTAAGCGCGGCGCCAAGTCGGCAGACGACTTGACCAAGTAGCCGACATACTTGGCCAAGTAGGCGCCGGACTGGTCGACATGAAGCCCCGTCGCACACGTGGCGGGGGTTTTCTGTTTGGGAACGAGATTGGTGCCCGACCCCAGGAATCGAACCGGGGACCTGCGCATTACAAGGGCGCTGCTCTGCCGACTGAGCTAGCCGGGCAATGGTGCCGGGCATCCTCCGGCGCGGCTCCTGCCCCCAGTAAGCCCTCACAGCAGGCCGTGGCGTTGCTGGTCAGCGGGCCTTGAGCGTAGCGGTGTGCCTCTGCCACGCCAGCACCCCAAAAGGGCCTAGTGACGCAGCGCCCGAACTATACCGCCCCGCTCGGCGTGGGGGAAGATGCTGCGGGCCGGGCTTGATACCGGCTGGAGCCTTGCGTCAGGCAACTAACGTTATCGCACGTCCTTCCGTGCCGCCGCAGCGCCGCATCCTACCGCGGGCGCGGGTGGCGGGGAAGGGGTGGCCCTAAGCACTCCTCTGCGAATTCAACCACGATTGTAGTCTTGCGGCACTTGCCCGCTCTTCCGCTTTTCTCTTCTTGCCCGCGGCAAGGCGAGCTACGAGCGCGCGCTTGGGGGCGTCCTTTTCTTTTTGGATTTGGTCCGACCGCTCAAAGTATTCGTCGATAGAAATCCTTGAAACCACCGAGCCTTCGACAACGAAAGTGGGAATTGAGACAAGTGTTACCGGCGCCGTCTTTTTCGTCGCCGACTTCTTCTGCTTTTCTTGCCAATCCGCCTCAGATTTAGCCGCAACATCACGAACCGCCTGCATGGCCTCCGCAGGCGACACCGCAAACCACTCGCCCTTCAGCCGCTTTGATGCGAGCGCAGCATGGGCCGCGCGCTCCACGAGGGTCGCCAAGCCGGCCGGAAACTTGAACACCTCAATCAGGTGAAGCTTTGGTAGTGTCTCAGTTTGAAATTTACCCGAGATCCAATTCTTTGACGCCGTGACCAAAATGCAACATGCTATGCTTAGCGCAAAGCATGGTGGTGGCAGTGAACCGAACGAAGTCGGAAGCACGTTGGGTTGCCGTATTTTCAAACGGAGTCGAGGTTTCGCGCCCGATTAGGCACCAATATTCTCATGCTTGGTACGCGGAAGAAAGTGGCCAAGGGCGCAATATGACGGGTTTTGCTGCATCAGAAGACCGCGCGCACACAGCTGCTGAAGCGTGGGGGCGAGCATTCCGTTCCGGCTCAGTTTCCGTTGAAGTTGTGATCGTGCGCGCTGTTGGCATTCGGCAGGAGTGAGAGAAATGCCCCGCGGCCCCAGAGGCGAGAAGCGCCCCGCCGACCTGATCGGCAACGCCGTGCGCGTGGCTAGGATCGCCACTGGCGAGGAAGAGGACGACCGCGAGGCTACCGCCAGCGCCGCCGCGACCCTGGGCAAGCTTGGCGGGGCCGCCCGCGCTCGGAACCTCACGGCTGAGCAGCGGGCGGAGATCGCGAAGAAAGGGGCGGCTAAGCGGTGGGCGAAACCTTAATTCGGTTTTCGCAAACGAGGCAGTCCGCCATCAAACGGAAGGGAGATCGTTTCATCAAAACGCGGGAAAGCTATATCCAGCTTAGCTGAATAATCTTCCCAATCTGTTGAAACTCTCATTAGCGCCTTAACGCCCTCAAGTAGCTCTCTAAGCCGAGGCTTTCCCTCCTCTGGCGAAAGGTGTTGCGTTAATTTTTGGGTCGGCTTTCCCTTTGCATTGCGGCGTACCAACCGATGAAGTTCAGGGCGGATCATCGGGGCAAGCCGATCGTACAAGTCGTTAGTCCAGTGCCCAATGACGCCGGGGCGAGCGGTTTTATCAGGATCAAAGGCCCAACGATTCAAACGATAAATCTGTCGATAAAAGTCCATATCGAACATTTTGACATATGGAAGCGCGTCTGCGCGCACATATTTATCAAGTATTCGGTTGATGGCTTCTCGCTTACGAAGATCGTCGAACCCCGTTGCCTGATCTATGAGATCGTCGATGGCATAGTTGGTTAGAGCTTTAAGAAAAGCCTTACAGGCCTCCCCAATGTGCTTTTGGCTGGGCAAAAGCTTCCGAGCCACCATGGCATCCTGATAAACCCAGCAGACCTCAGGCAGCAACTTTCCTTGGTACCCATATCCCACCCCGTCAAACCCGGCTGTGGGGTTTCTGGGAAGATAATGAATTGGCGCCATCGATCGCTCTAACTCACTGGAAATAAAGTCTTTTAAGTTCTTTGCCCGAAGAAATGGTGGGATGTTGTCGATCGCTGATCCTGTGCCTCCTTGCGCAAATGGATGACGCCCGATTGCCCTCAAGAACCCATTCTGCGTGAGAACGCGGGTATTGTTAGCGTCGTCCAGAACGGCGCAGGGGAGATTGACATCTCCTATTTTGAGAACCCCCTCGGCAACGGCTTTGGGAAAGTCCTTCCTGTGCCGAGATAGGGCGGCCCTGCGGGCGATAGCGCTACGATCATCTGAAGAAAGAGACTTAGCTCGCGCTACCCCGGCGGCAACCTTATTGGGGTCTTTGTCGCGTTTATCCATATCACCTTCCTGCTTGCAGTTTTCTGGTGCAAGCATATGCTTACAGAATTATGTCTGCAAGCAGGAAGGCAAAGGTGCGCTTTAACGTTGACGACAAGCATAAAAGTTCATTATCAATACGGGCATGAACAAGTTGCCCCTCGCCAAGCGCGTCCAAATCCTCTCCATGCTGGTGGAGGGCTCCTCCATGCGCTCCATCAGCCGCGTAGCGGATGTCTCCATCAACACGGTCTCGGCGCTGCTGGTAGAGGCGGGAAAGGCCTGCATCGCCCATCACAATGAGATTGTGCGCGGCGTGAAGGCCAAGCGGGTTCAGTGCGATGAGATTTGGGCGTTCTGCTACGCCAAACAGAAGAACGTCGAGACCGCCAAGGCTGCCCCGGAAGAGGCTGGCGACGTGTGGACTTGGACGGCGCTGGACGCCGACTCCAAGCTCATCATCTCCTACCTCGCGGGCGGCCGGGATGCCGGATACGCGCAGGAGTTCATGCAGGACGTTGCCGATCGGCTGGCGAATCGGGTGCAGGTCACCACGGATGGCCACAAGGCCTACCTGGACGCGGTGGAGGGCGCTTTCGGGGTCGCCGTCGATTACGCCATGCTGGTGAAGCTCTATGGCGATGCGCCTGGCCCTGCGGGCCGCTACAGCCCAGCCGAATGCACGGGCGCGAAGAAGACCACGATCACCGGACGCCCGGACAAGGATCACGTCTCCACCAGCTACGTGGAGCGGCAGAACCTGACCATGCGGATGTCAATGCGCCGCTTCACGCGGCTGACAAATGCTTTCTCGAAGAAGGCCGAGAACCACGTCTATGCGCTGGCGCTCTACTTCACCTTCTACAATTTTGTCCGCATCCATAAGACCCTAAAGTGCAGCCCGGCGATGGCCGCCGGCATCAGCGCCACCCTTTGGAGCATGGAAGACGTGGTTGCCCTGATCGACGCACGGGCCGAGGCGCCGAAGGCTCGCGGCCCCTACAAGACCAAGGCGCGGATCACGGCGGAAAATTCAAACTGAGACACTACCGAAGCTTTTCGTGGGTTGATGTTTGAAGCCCAGAAAGCCTATCCGCGACCTGATTGGCTATTCCGATCTTCAGCGGGCCTCTTTCGCTTCCGATGATGTAGACAGAGCGCATTTTCGCCGCTTCAGCCGTTCTATCGTCACCCATGGGGGCTTTCTTAACCTCATGTCTTGTGTAGTGCTGTATTGTATGGTTACAACTAACCACGTTGAACAGCAAGGCCCAAGCCATGAAGACCATCGTTTTAGCAAGCCGGAAAGGTGGGTGCGGTAAAACGCAGATATCCTGCCATTTGGCAGTAGAGATTGAGCGCGTGGGTGCCGGGCCGGTTATGCTCATTGACGCGGACCCTATGGCTGGCCTGTCTCAGTGGTGGGATGCACGCAAGGCGACAACTCCGGTCTTGGCCAAGCCGGGCGACAACCTGGCGGCGACCCTTGCGGCGGTGGCTGGGAATGGGTTTGCCTGGACGATCATAGACACGCCACCGGCCGCGCAGCCGTCAGTCGCGGGGATCATCGCGGTATCTGATCTGGTGATCATTCCCGTTCAGCCGACGCCAGATGATTTGCGGGCCGTTGGCGTCACGGTGGAGATGTGCCGCGCAGCGGCCAAGCCGTTCATCTTCATCATCAACCGCGTCAAGCCGCGCGTTCGCCTCACGGGGGAAGCTGCAATCGAGCTTTCGCAGCATGGCGTGGTGGCGCCGACATTCATGTGGGACCGCACCGACTACGCAGCCGCCAAGACGGACGGTCGTACGGCGCCGGAACTTGATCCGAACGGCCTGCCTGCCCAGGAGGTCGCCGGCATCTGGCGGTATGTGGCAGGGCGCATGGGGGTCGCAGCATGAGCAAATCTCCGGCTGCCCCGCTGTCTGGTTTGATGGTTCCCGCGAAAGGGGAGGCGGCTGTGCCAGAGGTCGCGCCCGCTACTGTTGCGCCGCCTATTGCACCTGAGCGCGCCTATCGCCCCCGTCAGCGGGAGGTCAGGCACGGGCTCACGATTCGGGTTCTGGATGAACACATGGAACTGCTCGATACCATGGCCACCATGGAGCATAGGACCAAACAGTCCCTTTTAGATCAAGCGATTGCCGAATTTCTTGTGCGAACGGGATATTCGCGGCGCGGCTAGTGACCATGCACCCTGACGACATCCCCGCTGCGCGCGCTGACGCCACCATTGCCGGCGCCGCAGCGTTTGCCGCAGGCAATCCCTGCACCGCGCCCGATTATGGGCGGCGCGACCTGGAAGCGCTGTGGCGCATTGCTTGGCGTCGAGCTGCGGCTGCGGCTGGGGTTGTGACCAACTCGACCTCCCCGCCCGACTTGTGACAGTCTGCGGGCGCCCCGGATCGGCCGGGGCGAGTCGATTGGAAACAACAGATGTCGGAATGAGAAAGGGCTGCCCGAAGGCAGCCCCGTAACCCAGGCAGGACGGTCGCCAAACCGAACACCCATCAAACACACCCGCGATGGGCATCCTGCTAAATCGCCGCGCTTTTTGCAAGGCCCAAGAGGTCAACGGGTAACTGCGTTCTGATGGCAACCTTTCTCCCGGCGGGAGAGGACGATGAACGACACCCTGTCGCCAGCCCAGGCCGGCGCCATCGCCACGCGCGGCCGGTTGCTGCTTAGGCGCGGCGCGATTACGGCCCACCAGTATGCGCTGCTCGACACGATGCTCTGGGGTGCCAGACGCCCGGGCAGCGCCACGCTCATCGCTAGCCTGCACACGCTCGCTCGCCTCGCTGGCCAAGCCCGCAGCACGGCCACCGAGGGGATCAGGCGGCTGGAGGAGTTGGGGCTGATCCAGCGCATCCGCCGGCGCGTGCGCGTGGCGTGGGCGGGCTCAATCGCGTCCCGCGTGGTGTCCAATGCCTACCGCCTGCTGGCTCCCGACACAGAGACCGGCGGGCGGCCGACAAGAGAACAGACCTCAAGAATCTCTCTGGTGGAGGCGCCGATCGCGGCTGTCAGGGCCGCTCAGGACGCCCTCGCCGCCTATCGGGACCGATTTACAGAGCAACAAAGGGCCACGAAACGGACGTTTGTAGGGGTGGCCGAGAGCGGGTGAGCGGCGGGAGCGGGCAGGAAGGGCATTGAGGGGAGGCGAATCTGGCGACGTAGATGCTTACCGCACGTCATAGAAACGCCGCCTCAATCGCCACCGCCGCGCACTCCAACAGCGTGTCCGCATGGCACGGGCCCGGCCCGCACCAACACGCCAAGTCGCGGCCCCGCAGCTCGTGGATATGATCGAACACGTAGGCCCGGTGGGTCATCTGATCCGCGGCCGGCGCTTTCGCCGTCACGCAGATGAGGCCCGCCAGCAACGCCCGGTGCAGCCGCACGCACTCTTCCCGCGCACCGTCGCGGCCGACGACGAACGGGTTGCCCCAAGGGGTGGTGCGATCGACCTTGACGGCGCTCTGCGGCATGCGCCAGCCTTTGGCGCGGCTGAGGCGGATGCGGTTAGGCGCGCGCTCAGTCATCTGCACAACACCCGCGCCCAATACCCAGAGCGCGCGCAATCAAGGGCTCCATGCCAGCGGCCTCCTCAATCAGGACAAGTCGGCAATGGAACCGGCCTTCGTCAAACAGCATTCCTGGGCAACGCGCGCTTGCGCCCGGGAACGCTTCACGACCGATCGGGCAGATCTCCATGCGGCAGCATAGACCGCATCCGTTGCACGGAGACCCAAAGAGCGGTTTCGGGGGAAACTCTAAATCTTCCATCACACCCTCACCATTGCGCTCATGCGCACCGTCGCCGCGAACGGGTCGCGCACCCAATCGACCTCGATGACCGGCTCACCGATCTCCGTGGGCGTCGTGTAGAGAGGCTCACCGCCGCGCCAGGTCCACTTGTCTTTGGCGACGTATCGGGCGATCCGCCATTCGCCGCACCAGCGGATGCGGTAGAGGGCGCCGGGGATAAGGGGTGCGCTACTCACCGTACGACGACCATTCGGAATCACTTTTAGTGTGCTGGCGTCCGCAACCAGGGCACACATCGGAGATCACTCGCAGCTTCGGACGGCCATGAGACGCGACGATCTCAATCTCGACTTCGACAACCTCAGTGTCGTCATCATCCGTGCTGCCGCTGAGTCGACGGATTGCGTCTTCCTTCGTCTCGCAGGATGAGGCGACGTTGAAGCTTCCGTCTGAATAGCGCCGCGCATATCTTCGGGTCATAGGCTATCGCCCTCCTGCTGGGGTGCGGGGCTGCGCCACTTCTCATTGGCTTCGCGGCGCCATACCGTCATCGCGTCGGCGCAGTGGCGCGCCTCCTGCACCATCGGGATATCGGAGACCGGCCGAATGCCGTCCAGGATGTCTTGCTCGCGGCGATCCGCCCAAGAACGGACCAGACTGGGCGCGTTCGGATCGCGGGCAAGCAGAATGAACATCGGTTCGTCGGGAAGCGCACTGCCGTAGCAATCAAATGCGGCTGGGTTTTGCTTGGTTCCCATCACGCCTTCTCCTCGGCCACGCCGGATGCGAGGGCGGCGCGTGCCGTGTCTCCGCAATCACACGGCCTGCCTTCTTCTGAAAGAACTGGAACAGCTTTCGGTGTGATGCACTCAAAGTCGCCATTCCAAGAGGGGGTATCAATCCAATTCTTGGGATCAGCGTAGAACTCCAGCGCCGCCCGCATCTCCGCAGCCGCCGCCTGCAGGGCCGCAATCTGGGCGCGGAGGGTGGTAATCTTGTTCGCCGCCAATCGCCCAACAAGTTCGGTGTTATTGAGAAGCATGTGCTGGACCTGAGTTTTCGCTTTCAGTTGTCTGATCTCTTCACCAGCCGCTTCAACGTCCGTCGCATGGTCGTGCGTCATGGCCTCGATCTGCGCCCATGCTTCCTTCACCTCGCCCGCGAGCTTGGCGTTTTCGGATGCCAGCCTTTCGCGTGCCGCTACTTCGGCTTGATAGCCACGGGGCGCGTCGTCCATGGCTGCTTTTGCATCCGCCTCCGACAAGCCGTCGAACTCCCGTCCCATGCCGTCACGGGCATAGAGCGGGCTTTTTAGGGCAACACCCATGTCGAGCAGTTGGCGGGTGCATCCGTTGATGGTAGACGGTGATCCCGTCATGCGTCCGTCCGCATATCGACGCGCCATCCAGTGCAAGTCTATTGCGATGGATTTTAACAGCGCGATCTCTTCCCGCGCCGCCGCAAGTTCGGACGCGTCGGGGCGGAAACCAAATCCCCACAACGCCGGCATTTCACAGCGAACAAACCGCCCGTCGTCAAATTCATCCGACGGGCGCACCCAGAAGACCCCATCATGTCCCCTGTAGATCACGCATTTGACGAGAGTCGCTTCAATCAGGCCGCGAGCAATTTCCTCATAGACGCCATCGGTTTTGACGTGACTCCAGAAACGCCGTCCATCCTCCGCCGTCTCGGCGGGCGCGCAGGGGGTTGTCATGGCGAAACCTCCAGATACTTCATCGGCTTCAGGTTGGCCCACTTGCACAGCGCCTCGAATGTCGCGATGTCGCAAGGATAGCGGCGCTCCACGCGACTGAATGTGGCGCAAGAAATGCCGGCCGCTTTTGAGGCGTCTCGAAGCGGCATTTTCAACGTGTGCCGACGCTCTGCAACGTCGCTCGAAAACGCTTCCTGTCTCACCGCCCATCCTCCAAACACCACCCAAACACCCGCACCGCATCCGCCGAGGCCACCATCTCCGCCCGCAGCTCGCAGACCTGAACATCGGAAGCCATCGTCATGCACGCGGACGACAGACCCATGGTCGCGGGAGTGGAGCCCCAGCACGCCATCGTGGTCAGCGCGGTGCCCCAGGCCGCGACGGCAAGGGGGATCATGGGGCGCCGCCATGGATCATGCTTGAGACCCAATTACGGACTCGCTCAAATCGTTGTTCATCTGTCTCATTGTATGAGCCAGCTTCATCGTTTAGGAACACGATCTCAAGAGCCAAAGCGCTCGCAATGTTAAGCTTGTGCGCCATCTCTCTTGTTACTTCTGGGCCATCACATTCGTCGATTTCGCCAACGGACATTTTGATGCCGCGCAAATGACCAATGACACCCAAAGCGCAATGATTTTGGTCTTCGGTGGTAAGGGCATTGGCCACCAAAGTCTTTTCGGTCTTGGCGTCAAGGGCAACAAGCAGGCCCCTAAGAAACGCTTGGCCGCGCTTGCCATTGATCGCTCGGGTGACGGCGCCACGCCAAAGATAGATGGAGTTTTCGCTGTCATAATCGTCGCAATATCCGGATCGGCTCATCTCACTGCCCCGCCGCCGTGACGACCGTGTGGTAATCGCTCGTCCTCGGGTCCATCGTTGTGGTGATGACCATGCCGGCCGGAGCGCTGATGGTGTCGCCGTCCGCGACCTGGACGGCCTCCATCGACGCGGCGGCCGGAGATGGCGGATCAGGGGCCGTCAGCACCGTCACGCCGTCGCTGTCGGGGCTGGCGGCATAGCTCGGGAGCACAGCCGCGCCGGTCAGCAGCAACGCGGCCTGGGCGGCAAGGAGGATGAGGGAGGGGCGCATGGGTGGGGTCCTGGGTTGGGGGTCTAGACGAGCGAGCCGGACAGCCCGTGCTTGCGGGCCTTGATAGCGGTGTCGAGCGCCTTGGCGGCGTCCGCCGAGAGCGTCTTGCGCGCATCGGCGAAGGCCTTGCTGACGATCAGCGAGTTGAGGGTCTCGACCGTGGGGGCGGCTTCGACCTGGGTGATAAGCGCTGCGGCGGCGGAAGGTTGGGGGTCGGTGTCCGAGACCACTTCGCCCGTCAGCACTTCGCCGGTTTCTTCGTCCGACACGATAGATGATTCCAGCGCGTCCAGCTTCGACACGGGCGCAAGGGGCGTCACATTTAAAGGAGCCTCGGCTCGCCCTTCGATGGTGCGCTCATTTTCATCGTCTCGACTCAGCAGGGCATCAGCCTCCGCATCCATCGGCAGCCATTTGGAAAGGCGGCGGAACACGGTCTTGCGGGCCATCTCGGACCACCACTCTTTCCAAGGCCCAGTCGGATTGCCGTCGCGGTCCCTGGAACGACTGACGGCCTGAACTTTCCTGATCTCATCAAGGTCCATCACCTCGTATTGAGGTAAGCTGCCGTCCTTGAAGCGAGCGATCGCATAGGCACCGATCGCTTCTCCGCGCGGGCCGGGGAACTTTGGGGTGTGGATAATCGTGCCCTCAAGGCCCTGCTTCCAGATGAACTCGTCATTCTCATAGATGACGTGAGCCTCAATGCCGGCGACCTCGCCGCTGTTCCGAACGCGCTTCTGAATGCCAGCCAGCATAGGCATGTACTGGACGCGCTTTTCCCAGCGCGCAGGCTGACCCTTGGGTGCCGCATTGACGTTGAAGATCACCAGAGCGGCCTCTCGGCCATCGGGAATAAGGCCGTCCGCAGCGCACTTCATACAGGCGCCAAGGAGGCTGCGGCGATCGGCGGCGAGGAGGTCTGGCTGCTGCTGAGCGACCGTCATCACTACGCGCTGGAACTTCTCGGGCTTGATGTGACTTGGAAGGGCGTTGCGCAGTTCCGGCCCCATAGATGCAAGCTGGGTCCGAAGCTGCTCCTGGGGCGTGACTTCGCGGGTTTTGGTTTGAACGGCGCTCATGCGGATACCCTTTCTTTTGGCATAATGCGCCGACTTTCGGCGCGGCCCTTGATGATTTCTCCCTCACGCGCCAACCTGTCTGGCTTGGCCGGAGTGACGGCAACGGAAACGCTGAACTGATCGCACCAAGCGCTCTTGGCATCGCCGAGGATCGCGCGAAGTCGGTTCTTCAACTCCTCTTCCTCTTCGGTCACGCGCTTGCGCTCTTCGGTCTTTGACAAAAGCGCAGCCACGACGATAGGAAATTCGTTGTGCGTCCGCAGATCCAAAGACTGGCTGGTGACCTCGGGAAACAACGCACGCAAAGCGTCCGACGTGCTATCCTTGCCGTCCACCAAGGGCTCTTGACCAGCATCGATGGCAGACCAAAACTCGAACGTGCGGCGCCGAATGTCCGCTACGATCTTGGGGCGCGCTTGAAATCGATAGGTCAGGAGTTGGTTGCCTCCAACGAGCGCGACGACGCAGCCCCATGTACGGCCCGAGCACGCAAGTTGGGTCTGAAGTTGAAGCGTGATGTGGATAGGCGGCTCACCATCGGCCCATGACCGGCGGTGAACCATCCAGTCCACATTCTTGCATTCAAGGACGCCGGGGCCTTCGCATCCGTCATCCCCCGGCCCGGGCGCATCAATCTCGTAGTCCAGAGACGCGCCGAGCCCCGGGCAAAGCGGGTCTTCATGATATCGCCCCTTGGTGATCGTCCATCCATTCTCTTCCGCCGCCAGTTCGGCAATCAGGGGCTCAAGCTTGGTGCCGAACCGCACTCGGTCATTATCCACGACGGGCGGCGGAATATTGCCGGCCTTCACATGCCAAAGTGCGAAGTGACTCAAGGCGTAGTCCGGCTGCACCCCGAACAAGGCGGATACTTCGGATGAGCCAATATGTCGCGCGCGCACGGCATGCCACTCGGTTTCGGAAAGGCCAAGGGTCGCACTCATGTGTAACTGATCCTGACCTGAGGAATCTTGCGCTGTGCAATCGCCCTGACCACCGCTTTCGCCTGCTCCTCGCTCAGCTTCGCGACCGCAATGAGCGCAGCGGCGGCTTCGAAATTGATGCCGGATTGGCGGATGACCTCGGGGTCTGTGGTGGTGGTGTTCACCGCGCCAGCTCCTCGGTTTCCACCCCCTGCGCCACTCTCACCTCCGAAAGCGCCCGCTTGCGAGCGAGCGCATCCTTGGCCTTCGCGAAAATGTGCGGATGATCGCCGAGGCATTCGCCATCGTGTTCGACGCACCATTCGACGATGGCGGCGAGGTTGGCGCACACGCGCGCCATTTCCATGGTGAAGTCGTGGAATGGGTCATGCATTGGAAGTTGCCTTCTTCTGAAGAAAACGGATGTATCCGATGGGCGTCAATTCCCACACGGAGCCGCCCTTCTCAATCCCGCGCTCCGCAGCAAAGGACTCTTGAAGATCAGATTTCGTGACCTTGCGGAAGTGGATCAGTCCAAGCTTTTCGGCTTGTTCCTCAAATCCTTCTGGAACGAGATGCTTCTCTCCATCACAGAATGCCGTCCAAATGTCGGCAAAGCGGTCTTCGGTGAATGCGTCGTCCATCAGCGGACCCTCCACTGCTCATAATGCGGCAAGATCGCCTCGAAGATGGATTGGTCACGGTGAGCCTCGACGCGCTCTGGGTAATCGCGGGGGTCCATGAGCGCGTCGCCCATCGGGTCCAGAGTCACGCCGTCTTTCTCGGCCCACCAGTGCGTGCGCCGATGACTGCCTCCAAAGAATGTAATCTCGCCAGCTACTGGAACTGCGCCCACGGCCTTGCAGATTTCATCCGCAATCAGCGGGCAGCATCCCTGTATTTCACCGTCATAGTGCTGGTAGTATTTGCGATAGATGGCTTCAGCAATCTGGACGTTGTCCATCACCCCACCCTCCCGGCCACGATGACATCGCCACCAGCCGCACGCATCCACGCCGCCGACGCCTGCATGGAGCACATCGCGGCCTGCAAGGCGTCGTCTTCGAGCAAGCAAATCCGCGCCGCGCTCTCGAAACCGATAGCGATGCGGGCCTGGTGAAGGGCGGTGGGGGTGAGGAAGGGGAATTGACTGCTCACGGCTTTGTCCTCCGCCCAACCAGAACGCTCAACACGGCCCCATGCACAGTCTTGCCCGCAGCATACGGCCCGGCCAGTTCCTCCAGCCACAGCGCGGGGGCCTGACCGATCGCCGCAAGTTCGTCGTCAACGGCGCGCCAGAACACGGCTGGGTCGGCTTGACGGACGAGGCGGGGAACTCCGTTGACGCGGGGGCGAAGGGCGAAGGCGGTTGCGGGGGTCATGGGTCAGCCCTCCAAGTATTCGCGGAGACGATCCGCTTCGACCGGCGCGCGCAGTCGGTAGTGCCGCTCCACGGCCTCGGCGATGACCGCGGCGCGCTCGGGCGTCAGGTTGAGGTCGGCAAGCCAAATCGTGTGCGCGAGATCGGCAGTGGGGTTGATCTGCGGATCCATCACGCCCACCCCTCGGCATCGCGGCGGGCTTCCCAGCGCATCTCCGCAGCCGCAGCTTTCTCGTCCTCGGCTGCATCGGCGTCAGCTTGCACGATGATGTCGTGCAGCTGGGCGTCGGTGTATTCGGCGTCGATGAGTGAGCCCAGCACGTCCTCGTATTTGTCGAAGCCCATCACGTCGGACTTCTCCTCCAGCGCCGTGCGCAGCTGCGTCATGAGCGCCTGGATCTGGTGGTGCTCGGTCAGCGCGTCTTCGGCCGCGTCGGAGAGGCCGCCCCCCCAGTAGCGATCGAAAGCGGCTTGGCAGAAGTCGTCGGGGAGGTTGGAAAGGTGGTTCATGGGTGCTCCGGGGGTTGGGATGGGGGTTAGGCTGCAAATTGCAGACGCATCCGAACAAGCGCATCCGCAGTCGTGCCGCCGCGCCCATCGGCCGCCGCGCGGGCGAGCAACGTTTCCTTATTTGCCCGCCAAAACTTCAAAGCTTGCGCACCATCCATGGCCGCGATTTTGCGATCATCGAATTCTGCCCAATCCGACAACGAGTGCGACTCGCAGCCGATGACCATGTGGGTGTCATAGATCGTCACAGAATAAGACAGATCAGGAATCCGGATCGGATCACGCAGCACGAGATAGCCGCCGACGCTGGTCAGCGCGGGCAGCGGGTGCGCATAGCCCCGGGCGTAGAGAGAGCCGCCGACGCTGGTCAGCGCGGGCAGCGGGTGCGCATAGCCCCGGGCGTCGAGAGAGCCGCCGACGCTGGTCAGCGCGGGCAGCGGGTGCGCATAGCCCTGGGCGTAGAGAGAGCCGCCGACGCTGGTCAGCGCGGGCAGCGGGTGCGCATAGCCCTGGGCGTTGAGATAGCCGCCGACGCTGGTCAGCGCGGGCATCGGGTGCGCATAGCCCTGGGCGTAGAAAGAGCCGCCGACGCTGGTCAGCGCGGGCAGCGGGTGCGCATAGCCCTGGGCGTTGAGATAGCCGCCGACTGACTGAAGTTTCGGCGCCGAAAGAGTCCGGCTATCGAATTTCAGAATCTCGTATTCGTATCCGGCGTGAATGCTGCGGGCAAAATCGGCGATCGGAACGGAAACGCCGTCGTTGATGACGAAGCCGGGCTCGGCGGCGACTTCCACCTGCGTCTCGGCTGCGGGCTGGTTCTTCTTGGACATCCGTCTCTCCTGACGCGGGGGCGTGGTGGGTGTGGGGGGAACATACGATAGGGTTGACCCTAGCTCAATAGGAAATATCCTATCGCCCGAGATTTTCTTTGGAGGGCGCGGCCACTGCGGGGCATACGCCATATGCACTACTCGCCCCGATTGGGGCTGACCTTTTTCCGGGCCTACCGTTAATGCAGCTACCCAACTGCAACCCCGGCCAGAGCATGAGAATACCGAGAGCCCGAGAGGCACAGCGCGGCCAGCGTCAAAGCGGCCTGCTATGGGCTGCAGCCGAGCGATCGTCGGTGAGCGCGGAGACGCTGGCCGGCATCCTCACCATTGAGGCGTGGGAGGACGCCCGCGACTCGTTTACCCGCGAGCTGCTGGGACACCCCGAACAGGCAGTGAACCTATGGAGCAGGCTCTGCCGAGAATGCGTCGTGTGCCTGGCGCATGGCAAGCAACACGGGATCGCGCACTACCAGCGCATGTTCATTCACTTGGCGAGCGACTCAGCGACCCGCGAAGAGATTTTCCGGCTGGCGGAGATTGGCGTGCTAATTATTCTCCCAGACGAAACAAATGTTCGTCGGACGATAGTATTGCCCACAGCAAGATTGACGCTGTGGTACGCAAAAGTGACGCTGTTGCTTGTGGAGGAAGGGCGAATTCTCTTTAGAGAATGAACGCCCGACCTTTTTTAAAAAGAACGTGCGTAATTGTACGGAGGGATTATCGTTCCGCTTCTAGCGTTCTCTCTAGCTAAGGACCGGCGGCGCGATGGCCGAAAACGTGGTTAGCCTACGAGACTTTGCGGCCCGAAATTTTCGCGACCTCTCGCATAATGTTGACGGTGGCAATCTTGGCGTCAATCCGGAGACCA